TTTTCTCCCATAGATGCTCTTAAAACTCTTAATTGTTCAATATTAGTAATTTCATTATCTTCAGTACTATATCTTCTTAAAATACTATTCGCTTTTTCTCTCTTACGTTCCTTTTCTGCATCTGTATAATTACCATTATTAACATCATTAATAATAGATGAATATTTTGCAATATCTCTATCTAAAGCATCTCTTTTTAAATTTCTTTCCAGAATTGGAGCATTTTTTTCCTTTACCTCTTTTGACTGTTCAATAAGTTTTTTGACTTTATCATCATCTTCTAAAAAGATTTTCTTCTGATTTTTAAACTCTAAATCTCTTTTATTTTTTATTGGTATGAACTTCTCTAATAAATCCATATCTTTCTTTAAGTCTTGATCAATAAGTTTAGATAATGGAAGTTTATTATTATAATCTGACATAAATGCACTCTGAATAATTCGAGGGTCCATCGGATCCCATTGTACTTTTCCAGGTTCATATGCATTTCCATAATATAAACTCGTATAATCTAAAAATTCTTCTTTAGACATAAGATCCATCTGATATAAAACTGCTTTATTTTCTTTATCTAAAGTATGAGCAATAACACCTCTAAAATTATTCATAAACTGATCTATACTAAATATACCATCTTGATCAGCATTTGCTTTTGCAAATTTTCCATCACCAAATTTTAAACTCTCATCAACAAGTTCTTGCCCATGTGCTGCCATTAATTCTCTTAATGCAGTTAATTGATATCCCATTTTTCTTTTATCAATATGTCCAGTAGTTTTATAATCAATCAATAAATCATTAACATAAGCATCTAAAGTACCAAACAAATAATGTTCGTTTCCTTCTTTTCCAAATTGTATTGCTAATGATTTTTCAGCAAGTCCTCCATCAGCAAATCCTAAATCAGATAATCTTGTTAAATATTCTGCAGGTTGTGAACTTAATTCAACTCCTAATCTATCAGCTTGTAGCTTATAAACATCGGTGTATTTTTTCTGCCATTTCTCATACACATTTTTCATTCCTGCTTTTTCAGCTACTTTTTCGTCTGTTAAGATTCCAATATCAGAAATTTTATTTTCTCTTAAAACTTGCATCATTTCATGTGTCATATTTCCAACTAATGTAGATGTCATGAGATTTTTCATATTATTTTTATCTTTAACATTCATATTAGTGAAATTAGCAAATTTTTCAAACAAATCATGTTCATCTTCATTATATTTAAAACTCATTTCTTTACCATTTTCATCATAACGCTTAAATGTATCAGGAATACTACCCTCTACAATCAAATGATTCATTGCATTATACATAGCAGAAAATTCACTATTTTTTTCATAACTTTCACCAAATAAAGCATCTGCTATTTGAGTTACAGTCGCAGCATTTGACTGATCACTGGTAATTTCATTTTTTCCATCATGTGCTCTATACAGATGTTGCAATCCCTTGAATTCTGCCGTAACTTTTCCTAATGCAGAAATATCTTCTAAACTTGCTCTCAAAGATCTTAATGCACCATCTCTTGCTATAATACCTTTAACATTTCCTGCAGCTTTACTTTCATTGTTCCATTGAGCCTCTAATCCTTTAGATATTCTAATCTTATCAGCTTCAGCTTTTGCCTCTCGATTAATAGCTTCAGTTCTTTGATCATATCCAGAAGTATCAGTACCACCATCTTCTTCATCTGGATTTGGTTTTCCAATACCCCTATTTTTCATTCCTCTGTTTACAAAATTATCGAAAGCATAATCTTCACTTATTTTTCCCATAGAATTACGTGCCTTATAATGTCTAAAAATAAGATCGTTATTTGGGTCTACTCTACTTAATGCATCAATAAATGATTCTTTTGAAATCTTGCCAACATGATCGAATTTATCTTTTTTTACATTATTCTCATCTGTAATATCATCAAATTTAACTACTCCATCATTAATCAATTTTTGACGAAAAGCTAATCCTTCTTTAGTATTTGGATTTGCAGATGCCCACATTCTAGCCATAGCAATTTGTCCCTGTCTACCATCTAAAAAGTCATCATCAGAACCAAAAATACCAATATTTTGTCCATAACTGGCAATTTTTTTTCTCCAAGCATCACCTTTTAATGCAACAGTATCTTCTTCTCCAAGCATATGTCCTTTAGTTAATAAAGTATAAAAATTACTGAGTTCATGAAATAGTGTCGCAGCTCCATCATCACCTTTATGTTTATCAGTCAAACGTTTTTTTACATGTTTTGCACTAATAGCATCTTGTTCAATCATTTCAAAAAATGCTCTAACTGTCAATGCATCTTGTTTTTCTGCTAAAGATATTCCATCCGACATTTCATCTCTTTTATCTATTCTTAAAGCTTCTCTAACACCTGATGCAATATTAGAAAATCCACCTACTTTACCAAAGTTAAACTTTGCAATTATTGCAGCAATTTTATCGTTTAATCTATTTGTTGTCTGTTCTTTGGCTATAAATTTCCACGCATCTTCAACAGCTTGAGGATCTTCTTTTGATTGTCCCTTTTCTGATAAATATTCATTCAATACTTCTTGTCCTACCATTTGTGAAACTAAATCATCTTGTTGTAACATAGTATTGTAAGAACTCCATGCTTTTTTCATTTTATCTATATCAATTTCTTGACTTAACCAAGGTAAATGAATATAAGAAGTATCTCCGTCAAAGTCACCATTGAAAATTCTTGCAAGTCCTGGGTTTATTGCAGCGTGTCCATAAGCAACAGCACTTTCATCTGATGTTAATTGAACTCTTGAATGAGATATATCTAACCCACTTGTGTAAGGATATCTTGACAATAATCCAGACAAAGATTTTGTTCCACCTTTATCAACATCTGCAGCATCAGTTATTCTTTTTATCAATAAATCTTCTAACTCATTAAGTTTTACGTTACCTTTCCTATCCATTTTTTGATTTTTTAATGTATCAAAAGTATCAACAGTTTGATTAGCAATTTCTGATTTAAACATTTCTTCATAGATGAATTGAAGATTTTCAATATTTCTTGCTAAAATTTCAGGATTTTCTGATCTATCTCTTGTAGTCATCATTTCCTTCATATGTTTTTTATTTAAAAATATAGTATTTCCTAATGTAGATAAATCAAGACCTTTTTTACCTATAAATGCCTCATAGTTCATACCTGTAAGTTTCATAGCAGAAGCATTACCAAGTCTTTTTGATGTATTTCTTTTCCATAATTCACTATTTTTATTTTTAACCTGTGAAAAAGCTTCTTTTAGATAATTTTCATAAATCTTTCCTAAATCTTTAGAACCATCATAATATGCCCTAATTACTTTATTCGCTAAATCATCCATTTGAGAAGGACTTACACTACCATTACTAAGCATTTCTGGATCATCAACAACAAGAACTAAATGTTGTAAATCTTTAAAAGTTTCTCCACTAACTGCATCAAATTTTGATGGATGTTCTTTTGTGTTTAAAGAAAGAACTACTCTAACAGGTCCAGTCTTTCCTTCTTCTCTTGCTTTTTTCAATATAGAACCTACAGGAGTAGTATTCCAATCATATTCAGAAAATGCACCATTTATTCTTGTTGGTTTATTCAAACCATTGATTTTCTTATCAGCTAAATCTATTTCATTACCTGATACATCCGTATTAGAATCTTCTCTTCTCACTAATCGTATTACATTTTCACCATTTGCAAATTCTTCAACAATTTTATTCCCATTACCACTCATAAAATCTAAATTACGAGTTAACATACCTCCATATTCGGCTTGAAGTTTTTCAGCTACTTCATCAACTGATTTTTCTGAAGTAAAAGGTTCATAAAATTCCTCAAGTGCTGTTTTTTCTTCAGGAGTTAAATATTGAGAATATAAACCAACTTTTCTTTTTAAAGAATCTCTCGCATTTTTTGAAACTTTGTATCTACTATATTTTTCTGCATCTTCTTGACTAACAGTACCAGTTGGCTTAAAATAATGAGGATCATTTGCAGGTCTAAAATTCATCAGTATAGAATTTTCAGGTATTCTATTTTTAAAAGAATTTTTAGCTAGACCATACTCTTTATGGAACATCTCATCTAAACCTTCTTCTAATCTTGTTCTATCGTCTCTAATACCATTTAATGTATATCCCTTTTGCCACATTAATCTCCATTTATTTTCAACAGTAGCATCATCTCCTTGATATATCTTTCCATTTTCATCATAAATATCATTCCCATATAAATGGTTTCCGAAATTATCTATAGCTACACCATCTTGTTCATAACTTCCTGAATTAAAAAGAATATCTGTACCTTTTCTTATAGGCTGTATCCAATTTTTCATAAGATTAGTATTCTTTGATAAAACATTAGATAAAACATTTTTAAAATTTTCTACACTTGTTTCATCATTAGGATCTATAATACCTTTTTCTTCTGCATAACGTTTAGCATATTGTAATACATTATAAAGGTCTCCTGCTTCATATAACATCAAATCTTGTTCTCTCATCTTTGATTTCTTACGCTTTGGAATAAATAAAGAAGCTGAACTTTTTAATAATTTATTACCTTCTGTGTCTCTTAATATATTACCATTCTCGTCTGTTTGAAATCCTCCACCAAACAATTCTCTAGCAATATTAGCAAGATAATGATCTAAGTACATAAATGTACCACGATTATTAAACAATGCTTTTGTTCCTGTATCAAATTTTTTATTTTCTGTATAAGTCATTAAATATGTACCATCTGCTCTTTTTTCTAATTTATCAAACATATGGTTAGAATTAAGTTCCATTTCTTTCCAATTATGTGAAAAAGAAACATTTTTAAATCTTCTATCTTCTCCATCTTTTATCTTTAAAATTTCTCCAACACCTAAGCTTCTTATAGGATCTTGTAAATCTTTATCACCATCATCAAAATTAAATTTTCTTAAAACTCTAATAGCCTCTTCTGCATCTTTAAATTTTAAACTATGTGATCTAGATTCTAAACTTAACATTTCTGCAAATTCTTTATCAATTATCAAACTATCATTTTTAACAGATGGATATAAACCATTTTTTAAAGCTGTTTGATAATGTGAAATTTGTTTTTTCCACTCATTAACTTTTTCTACATCTGGTGTTGTTTTTTTTAATTCATTATCTATATCCTCTTGTAATCTCTTAGCACCCTCTTCATAAACTATTCTTAACCCATCTTCTTCCATTTGTATTGTTTCAAATTTACCATGAGTTAATGCATCGTAATTAATAATGTCAGAATTTATATTTCCAATATCTGTAGTAAATGAATTTTTATACACACCATATTTCTTTAATACATTTTCATTTGTTTTATTTTTAAAATCATAAGAATAAAATCCTTTCATTATTTTTAATAACAAATTATTAGTTGATTGATCTATACCTCTATTAGCTTCTGGATGTAAAATACCAGATGGGTCTAAATCTCTTGCACTTAACATACTTGCAAGACCTTCTTGTGCTGCTTCTTCTTTATCAGCAGATAAATTAAAATTAAAAAGATGTGGGTTTACTAATCTACCTACATGTGTTTCAAATCTTTTTTTTATTGCATCTATTCCTACATTTTTATTTTCAGGTAATTTTAAAGCATCTCTTAAAAAAACATCCAAACTACCTTCTGCATCTTTTGTTAATCCTGCATTCAAAAGGTACATATATTGTATTGCATCTTGTCTATATTTTTCTATATCTGAGTCTGACTTAAATCCAATTGATTTTAAAGCTCTTGTCACTAATCCATTTAAACCCATTTTTGTTCTTTTTGCAAACAATTGTTCTTTAGTTGCTCCAGTAGCATCGTAAGAATCTACAAAATCACTACCTCTTTGATATGTTCCTGCGGATGGAGCTACCAATTTATCATTAATGGCTTTTCTCATAGCCCAAGAAGCCAATCCTATTTTATCATCATCTAAACTTCTCAAAATATAACTTTCAGGCATCATTATTTTTTGAATTAATGAATAAAATGCATCTTCATTAAGAGTTGTTAACATTTCTCTTGTTCCATCATTTCTTGCAGAAAAAACATTAACAATATCTTGATATCCTTTTTTTATATTTCCATCTCCAAAATCCAATGGAATTACAGCACTAGCCATCTTTTCAATATCTAACTCTCCATCTGTCATATAATCTTCCATTTTTCTATTAGAGTATAATCCAAGTCTAATTGACTTACCATCCATAGAAGGTAATAATGTCATGCCATATCCTCTACCACTCTCAGAAGACATAAAAAAGTTCTCTAATTTTTTTAATTGCCCTAAAATACTTGCAGAATTACCTTTTATCCCTCTTTGATTGTTTGTAGCTTCATCATATGCTCTCTCATACTCTTCCCATTCTTTCGAATTTCTTCCAAACTTCTTTGTTTTATCTAATCTAGTTTTTTTAAATTTTCCTGTAAGAGCATCTTCAAATTCTTGCCCCCATAACTTCTTACCATTTTCTAACAAACTATCAACAGCCATTGTTTTTCCTTTATTTTTTGGAAATACTTTTTTAAAATTATCAACATAATCATTTACAAAAGAATCTATAGTTTTTTTTTCTTTTCCTTTTCCGTTCTTTAATTGATTTCTATGTATATTTAAAAAACCTAATTTATTATTATGCTTCATAAATTCTTCTTGATTTAAATTATCAAGAATCATTTTATTTAGCCAATGAAATCCATTCTTTTCAGCAATTTCAGAATCAGACATTTTATTCCAACTTTTTAACGTTTCTAATGCTGTCTGATATACATTTTCTGGTAGATAATTTCTCCATTCTTGTAAAATTTCTGCATATGCTGCTCTATAAGAAGAAACAGTATCTTCTGCTTTTGTCTTTGCAAGATGTCCTATAGTTGCTTCTGTAAAAGCTTCTCCATAAGTAATAAATTCTGAACCTGCTTTTTTTAAAATAAAATCTTTTTCTTTGTTTGTAAGATTTTCATCATTCAACTGTTCATATAGTTTAAATATAACATCTTTAAAATCTTTATCTTTATCTAAATTTTTAAACAATTGTTTTTGACCAGAAGTTGCATTAGTTTGTTCACTATTGAATTGTTCATAAAAAGATTCTAATAATTGATATCCATTTAATTTATTATGCTTTCCATTAAAAATACGAGAAAAAGCACGATCTTTTAAATTAATTGGATTTTCTATATTATTTCGATCTTTTTTTTTCTTTTTTTGCTCTAAATCATTAACATTAAATGCAATACCATCTCCAACACGAGAAATAAAATTTGCTAAATCTCCCATATCTGAATGTTCAGTATAAACTAATTCTCCTGTGTCTACATTCCTCCAAGAACTCACAATCTTATCGATAACATCATTATTTGCTCCTAAAAATTCGTAAGCTCCTCCTCTTTCCATAAGTAATTTTCCATAAGAACTTGTGTCTACATTACCATCTTCATCAATTTTAAAAGAATTAGAGCCTTGACGAATAATATTACGAGCAGCAACCATCACATTACCTTGTCTAATAAATGCCTTTTTGTCTTGTGTGATTTTATCTGTATTTAAATTCTTAATTCGATTAGAATGTTTTATAATCTTTTCGAAGATTTTTTTTTGCAACAATGTATCATAATCTGCTGTATGCTGTGTAATATTTTTATTCTCTTGTTTTTTTAATTCTTTTTCCATATCTATTTCAAAGAAGTCAGCAAGATCTGATAATGTATGTCCTGTTAATGTTTTTATTTTGCCATCTTTTCCTTGACGTTGTGAACCATGTTGATAAAATTCTTTTACAACTTCAAAACTATCTATAAAATTAGAATATAACTTTTCATCAACTCCAATATTTTTAAATACTGAATTATCAAAAGTTCTAATATTATGACCAGTTGTAGCATACCCTTCTTCTACAACAGATTTTAAAGTAGTATTTAAGAAATTTCTAACTCCTAATTCTGTATCATTGTATTCTAAAAGATTAACGATACCTTCTCCTTTTGTCATTATTTCAATACCATCTTTTATACGTTGAATCATATGTTTTGGAATTGCTTTTGATAAATCATAATCTCCATGCTTTGCAACAATCCTTTTTGTTTTATCTGGAGAAGTTACCATTGAATAATCTGCCATTTGATATAAATCCATTTTTTCCTGCCTAGATAAATTATCATCCCCATCTTTAGAGGATTGCAATTTGCCTAAAGTATCATTTATATATTTTGCCTTTTCTTCAGTTAATTTAAAAAATTTAGTAATACTTTGGTCTCCATATCTTATTGAAAACTGTGTTGCAAACTTATCTTCTCCAATTGTTTCAAAATCAAAATAAGCCAATTTTTTTGGCAAATCCATTACAGTTTTTACACCAGTAGAATTCATTAATTCTTTCATTCTATTTGATATAGAAACTCCTTGTCCACTATATCTTGTGTTTTTTCGAGTTTCTACTTCTTTAATTGGTTTTTCCACATTTTCAAAAGCAGTTCTTATTTTTCGAGCTACATCTAAATCTATTTCAGGAGTTTCTGTATCCTTATATTTAGCATCATAATATTCTTTGGCTCTACCAATAACACTAACTCCTTTTTCAAATATATGATCAAGTTCTTTAAGTGCATCAGCATCTAAATTCTGTGTTTTTTGTATATGTTCTAAATGAGTATCTTTTGAAAGTTTTTTTTCAACTTTTGTTGATTTTTTACCTAATGTAAATCTTCCATTAGCAAATTTCTTAATTTTATCAGAATAATCTTTTTTAGAATCTGCTATAATTTGTCCCTTCAATGTACTATATTTTTCATTTAATTCTTCGGTCATAGTCTCAACTGCTGTTTGTAAATTATAATATGGATCAAAATCAGAAATTTTAGCACTCCCATCCTTAATATCTGCCCAATTTAAAGCCACAGAAGAAAGTGTTCCATTATTTTTATGTGCAGATTTTTGATATGTTTTTCTCGCACGATCTTGTATATCTCTCCATCTCTTAATCTCTTTATTCTTTTTTTCATCAGACCTATTACTTGAATTTATCTTTTGAATTACAGTATCAATATAATCAATAGTTTTACCCCATTCATCATACTGATCTTGATAAAGTTCATCAAATCCTTCAAAATATTCTATTTGTTCCTCTACACCTACTGTTCCCCTTGAAGCACTATACTTATATCTTTCATGTAAAGAATTTTCTAAAATTCTCTTCTTTTCTTCTAACACTTTAAGAGGATCTGCTTCATTTTTATTACTTCTAATAGAAAGACCTTTAGTAGTAAAAAACTTTTCATCAACTACTTTTCCTTGATTATCTAAAAAGTTTCGAGATATTATCTCTTTATCTTGAATTAACCCATCAGTTACATCATTAATAACTTTTCTAACTTCCATTGTTTTTTTTTGAATATTTTGAATTTGATCATTTTTTCTTTTTATTTCTAGTCCTATTTTTTTCTCAATTTCTCCATCTTTATTCATTTTTGTTAATATATGTGTATATAGTTTATCAACTTGTGAAGCATCTTTAATCTTACTTAATGAATATTGATCGTATTCTTCTTTCGCAACATTTAATGATTGAAGAACTTCTTGTAAATCTTTTATATCTTCTGATGTTTTTACACCAAAATTATTTTCCCATCCAAAATCTATTCTTTGATTTTTATTTTTAGCCATATATATTCACATTCCTTTCTAATAAAATCTCAATTTTAATATCTATTTTAACGAATATAGTTTCACTACTTCGGTATTTACATAATCATTTAATTCATTTATTCCTTCATTAAAAACATCTTCTTTTAATTGTTTTCGTTCTTGCTCAACAAATAAATATTCATTTTGAGGTTTAAAATGACTCTCTGTAAATGCATCATATTTTACATTATCCCTTTCAACCCCCTCAATAGAACCATAAGGAATAAAATCTGAATTATTTTTATCATCTTTTGATTGTGTTTCAATCAATTTTTTATCATCTTTAGTTATTATAGTATCAGTACCTGATTTTTTTAAATTAAATACATTTGTCAAATCAGATGTCTTTTCATATATTTGATTTCCATATTTATCATAGACTAAACTTAATGCTTTACTTTTCATTATTGCTTGTCCTTTTTTAAATACTGAATCATTTATCTGTGACCTTTCCTTAATAGGTAAGTTTTTTGTCATTTTACTTAATTTCAATCGTGTACTATCCCATAATTGTAAACCATTAAGCATAATCTACCATCATCCTTTCTATAAATTTTCCAATTTTCTTTTGGTGAAAAAAAAGACGATATACAAAAACGTATATCGTCTCATCACCAAATATTTTAAATAATATCGGCTTACTTATTATTTGATTGAGCATCTTTTAAAATGCTTTCTAACTTGTTCCATATTTCAAGATCTCTCGATTGATTTAAAGTTGCCAATTTTAATAATTTATCCATGCCCTCTCTATCTTGAGAGAAAAATTCTAATAATGATTGATTTGATTCCATCATTTTACTAAAATCAGTACCTGCTAAATTATTAAAACTTTGTCTTAAATCTTCTACATTTAAATAATTATAAATACTATCAAATAATTCCATACTTCTATCATAATCAAGCTTTACAAAATTCAAAAGCCAATCACCAAGAAGCCCAAACGCTAAATTATAATTATCTTCAGTCAATAAATCCGTCTCTTCATCAATTTGAATATCTGTATATCCAAGTAATAAAAACCAGAATTTATTCATCTCTAATTCAAGAAATCTTTCTATTATATCTTCACTATATGTTTCATCAAATAAAATTTTAGTTATACGTTCAATTTTTTCCCTTATCGGCATATATGTTCTTATTAGAATAGTGTCGCCCCATGCCTTTAATTCATCATACGTCATATCTCCATTTTTATATCTGTTTCCTATTTCTAAAACTTCATTCAATGATATAATTTTATTTTCCATAATCTTTTCTCCTTAAAAACTTTTTTTATTTTATAATATTTTCTTGTATTTACTTTTTATTATATTTTTAATTAAAAACACTTACCTTCATTAACTTCACTTTTTAATACTGCATAAAACTCCCTTGGATTTTCAGTAAAATCATAATCATTCTTTACAGTAATCATGTTTTGATAGAATCCTAAAACAACATCCCCTGTTGGTTCATATGTAATAGGGTCCAATATCTCAAAATCTAATAATTTATCATGCAACACATAATCTTCACAAGGGAGTATAGCATAAGTTTCATGAATACCATCTAAAAAAATTTTTTGAGTTATAGTGTTCTCAATGAAAGATGGTTTTATGTCTTCATAAATTATATTTTTCATATTTTATTCTCTCCTTTTTAAACATTCCACGCATAAGCATAATGTATATACTCTTGCCATGACTCATATCCATCAATAGGATCACTCTCATTTAACAATGCCCAACAATCACTTGAAAATATCAAAGATTGAGTAAATGCATCAGATTCCATACGATAACTCAATAGATGAGAAATTATATTTTTCATACTATCTACAGATAACGGACAATCCCTAAAGTCTAAAGTTTTACCTAATATTCCAGTAAATCGAATTTCTTTTAATTTAGTACAACCAACAAAAGCATTTGTAAAACTAAGTATTAGATCGGGACATTTGATTTCATCTATAGAATATAAATCAGGATTGCCATAAAACACGTCTCTTAATTCGGTATTAACATTACAAAAGTTCAGGCTTGGCAATGTTGAAAATTTTGCATTTCTAAAAGCCCCACGTACATCTGTACACTGTGATGTATCCAATTTTTCTCTAAAAATATCATAAGCATCAGCAATTTTACTATTTGCAAAAGTATAATATAATATTGTTGGGGTTATTTTATATTTTGGATTAAAAGTTGTATCAGTCCATCCATCTCTAGCAAAAGCCTGAGTATAATCAGTTCTCTCACCATTATTTTGGTACTCATCCCAAAAAGTATCATATTCAGATTTTTTACCTGCAGAATAAACATCATCAATTTTATTTACAAATTCATTTGGTTTTATAAGTTCTATTTGACCAGTTTTTTCTCTTATTTTGTTTGCAATGGCTGTAAAATTTTCCTGTTGTACACTCATTATACACTCGCCTCCCAACTATCAAAAATGGCAGCTTGTATACTTGTATCAACATATTCTTTAACTGATGATTCAACACCTTCTGTTAATATATCTTTTAACATCAATACAGGTATTTTTTTTGAACTTGTTTCATTTTCATCATCAATGATTAAAAAATCTGTTTCTGTAATTTCAGATAAATCCGATAAAAGCTCCAAATCATGTATTCTCTTTTTATCCATTTATTTAACACTCCTTTTCTCAAATAAAATATTATTTTTATAAGAAATTATTTAAAAAATGCATTAACAACTATTTGAATTATTTTACCTCTACTGCATACAGCATCAAAATCGACCCATGATTGCCATGTTCTTATAACTTCATAATCACATAATGAATCCAAATAATTTCTTCCAATATGGTCTACTTCTCTATTTTTATATTTATCAAGAATTCCACCTTTTATATTACATAATACTCCCATAACAGAGGTATTATTAATCTTTTGATCAGGATAATCACACCAATAATCTAAATCATTTATATAACCTTTTTTATACAGTTCTTGCATAATATCATAACTCCAATGAAAACCTGATTTATTTATTGCGTTTGAGTGTCCTTTTATAATTTTATTAATTAAACTTGCAAATTCTGCTTTTGTTGCACCATCTTCATATTGTGACCAAATTTCAGGATTTTCAATTATTCCATTATTAATCAATGTAATTAATGCATCTGAAGCCCAATGATAATCAAATACATTAACATAACCACCATGAACATAACCTTCAATTCCATTATATTTAATTTTATACCATCCATTACTGCATGTATTAGTTATTAACATTGCATGATTTGCAGGAATTGTATCTAAAATACTACCATTTGTGCTATATTCAGTTCTGATATTTAAATTATCGGTTACAACCCCTATCGCTTTAGTTGGACTTACTATCTCATCATCTTTAATAAATCTTTTTACACAAATTAATCCCTTATTTTTTAATTTCGAAGTAGAGGAAGTGTTATATCGTGTTCTACAATAAGATACCATATTTTTTACAGTCCCCCCTACTCCAGAACCATGACCAAAAATTTGACCATTCCCAATATACATTTCAACATGACCAACACCATCAGTCCTTGAATTATCAGTACCTCTAAAATAAAGTAAATCACCTTTTTTCATTTTACTCTCATCAGGAATACCTTTTGTAATTGTAAGATTTACTCTATCTCCATTTGTTGATTTTATCTGTGCTTCTGTATTGCCACCTATGTTAATTCCAAAAAGTTTATTATACCAATACCAAACAGTACCTGAACAATCTCCATATCCCGATTCTATTTTTATTCTTTTTTTACTATCTTGTGAATATTGATTTTTTCCCTGCCTTGTAAGTGCTTGTCTAACTAAAAGATCTCTCTTTTCATTGGCTGTCATTTTTAATCACTTCCTTCTATTTTTTATTATTCTTATTCATATTATTCTTGTACTATACCATAGCATTTAAATCCATTATTTGTTGTACCATCTTCATTTACTGTTTTATAATAATGTAAAGAATCTCCTTCTTCCATATAATAACATCCTTGAGCTACAGCACTTCCTTCAAAATTAAAAACAGAACCATTCCAAACTGGATAAGTATCATAACTCGCTCCAAATCTATGTACTCTGTCATCTGTTGCATCTATAGTTTCTATATAATGACATCTTTTAGCTTTTCCTTCAGGATCATGATAAACTACATTTATTGAACCTGTATCACTCGATTTTAAGTAATGTGCTTGATCACCTAAATAAAAACATCTTTTATTATCTGGCATTCCTACACCTGTTTCAGATAACCAGAATGCAGCACCATGATTGTAACCATCATCCCCACACCCTGTTTGTAAAATTAATGTCCCTATATTTTTCAATTTATTTTCTACACAAGCTCCAGACACATTACATACATTTACACATTTAGCTGTAGGAAAACAAAGAACCATCATATTAGGTAAAACTTCTAAGAAATCAGTACCATTCCCCTCTAAATATATGTATTTATAATTCATAATATTCCCCATATTTGTTGACATTTCATCAACTTTTTTTGAAACTTCTGATGTTATGACATCCTTTAACATTTCAAAAGAAATTTTTTTGCTATTCTCTTCTCCACCATCATCTACTAAAAAATAATCATTTATACTTAAATTAGAAGCATCCTCTATACTTGTTAATTCATTTATTCTCTTTCCCATATGTATCTCTCCCTTTCTATATTCTTATTATTTTTAAAATTGTATAATCAAGGTATAAAAAATATTTTAAACCCCTGATTGATATGTTTTTACATAACTTTTGCATTGTTCACAATATTCATAGTATTCTGCATATTCCTCAGGTTTTTCATCTTTTTGTCTAAGTATTGCAAACTCCTGCGATTCACTATATCTCTTACGTATCTCGTTGTTAACAGCATCATCATAAGAAATACTATTCCAATATTCACGCTCTGATTTTTCCTGTTGTTCTTGCATTTCAGCGATCTCTTCATCGGTCATATCACGATATTTTCCATTTTCATAAACTCTCATAACAACTACCTCCCATATACATAAAATGTACTACCAGATGCAAAACCTCCACCAGAACCTGTAGCAAGAACTACGGAGGTTATTTTTTCGATTGTGATTTTTGTATGATTTCGTCCATATGTCATCAAAGTGTTTACATTAGTTACACCTGCATTCGATGTTCCGTGGAGAAAACTAACCTTTTCACCTAAAATTTGTGCGTAAATAGCATAATCCGAACCATCATTTTTAACAATACTATTACCGTGGAAAAACGGGTCTCCTGCATTTTGAGTGTTAAACTTAATATTTAAAGTTGTGGTTGTTCCGTCTGCAGCCGTGGTGCGACCACGGAAAAATATTTCTTTGCATTCAAAACTGTTTCCTTCGTCATCAATATCAAAGTAAATTGATGCCGTATCCTCTGATAATTCAATCGCTTTCAATAACTTCCACTCTGTATTGTCATTCTTAGATAAATCCACACTCTCCCATTTTGTTGGCTTTCCATTTTCATCAACTTCAGATACTACAATGGTTTGTCCGATTTCGGCACTTGTAGGTATTGTAATTTTGTCAGCAACAGCATCATCGACATATTTCTCTGTTGAATATCCGCTCAAATCTATTTCAGGTATCTTTATTTCTGAAATTTTATCGTTAACATATCTTTCCGTTGCTAACCCCTCGAGGCTCGGTATCTCAGTATCATCAGGCAATGCTCCGACCTCCTCTGCTGTGTATTCAGGCTTATAGGGTTGCTTTGCCCATTCAGGAACAGTTGGGTCTGTTTCTATATAGTTTATATTATTATCAGGTAAATTTATAGCCTCCCAAACTATAGGTTTTCCCTTAGTGTCGATTTCTTTAACAACGATTGTTTGTCCAATTTGAGCAACTTCAGGAGAAATAATAGGTTTTGTTAATGCATCTTTTAACATCAAAGCAGATATTTTCTTTGAAGTTGTTTCATTTTCATCATCTATAATTAAATAATCAGACTCTGTAATTTCCGACAAATCTGATAAAAGCTCCAAATCATGTATTCTCTTTTTATCCATTTGTTCACGTCCCCCTCTTTTAATTTTTATATATGTACTTTAATTCGCTTAAAAATTAATTCAAATAAACTATTAATTATATTCATTTTGTATCATCCTTTGTTTTATAATAAACTTTTTTCTTACCTCTATTATCTATAATATATTTTAATTCTCCTTTTTAATCATCATAATCATCTTCTTGTAATTTATTATCTATTATACTTTGTAATTTTGCAGCATCTTTCCATTCTAAATCTTCATTTTCGCAATCATTGTAGATATCATACATCTCTGCTGTGCTCCAACCGAAGAAAGCAATTATAAAATCCCTTCCTAGTCCTAATTTCGTAAAATAACTACACAAATTATGCCTTAGACAATGTAAATATATGGGTTTGTCAACTATTTTACTCCATTTTTCTGCCCAATTTCGTATTACAGTTTGCGTTGCTTTTTTTCCATTGTTTTTTATAAACAAAAAACCATGATCTTCAACACCTAAATCTTCAATTATCTTTTTTCTTTCCGCTACCCACGTATCAAAATAAGGAAGAAATAAATCTTTGACAATATGTTTGTGCATGACTTTTCCTTGTTTTCCAAAACCTTTAGTTCTAATTTTTTTTGTTGTCTGCAAAGCAACTCCACCAAAAGATAAACTCTTCTCCCTATCAATCATATCTACTGTAAATTGTTCTAATTCTGCAATTCTAGCTCCAGAATATAAAGCTAATGCAAAACAACACAACTCTTGTATTTTATTTTGTTGTTGTAAAACTTCAAAAATTAAATCAACTTCTTCATCACTTAAAATTGTTTTTTCTCTAACTGCATCTTTTGGAATTGGCTCTATAATAGTATTAACAAAATTTCTAAAAGAAGGATAATCTTCATCATAATATTTTATAACTATATCAGATAAACCACTCAAAGTTGATCTATGATGAGAAAATCTTTTTCCTTGTATTTTTAAATCATTTACTAAAAAATCAAAAAATTCACTTAACTCAACTTTTTTTATATCTGGATAATATTTATTATCATTATATAATACATTCCAACAAAAAAATATATTTAAATTAGATTTATAAACCTTTATAGTAGCATCACTACATTTTCTATCTTTATCTTTTATAAATAAATTCATTAATTTAATATTTTTCGGATTTATTTGTTCTAACACCTCTGGATCTGTAATCTTTTTTCTATATGTTTTTCTTGCCACTCCAATCAATCTCCTTTCTTCACGATATCATCTATTAATGTTTTTACATCATAATCATAATATTTTCTTTTTAATTTTTGATTAATTTTAATTCCTCTTAACTTGCAATCTAATTTATTAATAGATTTCTTATGAGTTTCATCTAAAAAAATACTCATATCTTTTGCACTCATATAATAAGTTTCTTCAGTATTTTTTTCTTCATCTCTAAAATTCAATACAAAACCACCATACATACCATCATTTAAAGAAACTTCAATAAGTCCCTCTAATTGATGAGCCTTAATCATCTTATTTTCATTCTTTTCAGGTTCTGTTTCAATTGATATAGAAGAATATTTTGTGCTTTTACATTCTATACAAAATAAATTACCTAAACCATTGATAACATTAGCAAAAATAAAATAATCGCATAAATTCGTATGAGTAAAAGAAGACACAGAATTTCCATTAAAAGATAAATCTGTATCCTTTATTCTATATGTAAAAAACCCATCCTTCTTAGATGAATCTCCAAAGTTTCTTTCAAAAACTTTTCCTAAATTATTAGCCATCTCCCTACATTCCTTTCGTTCCCTTTTATTATTCTTTTAAATACATCTATTTCTAAATATACTTAAAACAATAGAGGGACTACAATAGCCCCTCTTATCATTAATCCCAATCCCAATCACGATTGTTTTTTTTCCGATCTCTTTCTTTATTTTTTCTACGTTGATTTGCTTTTTCTTTTTCTTGAACTCTATCAAAAAATTCAGTTGTTTCAAATAAAGAATTTTCTTTCTTTTGTTCTCTTTTATGAGAAACTAATTTTTTTTCTTCATCATCTTTTGACATATTATTGAATCCCGAATTATTAAAAGAATTCTTTTTTTTATCAAAAGTTTTATTATTTGTACCAAATTGTTTATCTTTATTATTAAAATTTTTCTTCTTATTATTAAAATGTTGATTACCTGTATTGTAATTCTTTTGATAATTATTTGATCTCATATCATACCTCACATCAATTCTGAAATATCAGTTATAATTTTATCAGCAATCCCCAATTGAACAGCTTCTTCTGCATCAATCCACCATTCTTTTTTTAGATTACGTGAGTATAACTGTTTAGATATTGTCGTATTTGCAAGAACATATTCTTTTACTTTTGCTTCAGTTTTCTTTACATTATCAGCAGTATCCAAAAAAGCATGAGTTTGTGCATCTCCTGCATTAATGCTACCTTGATGAATTAAAACTGTACCATGTGGAAGAATTAATCGTGTTATATTTTCTCCCTTACACATAAAAATAAGTGCTCCTGCAGACAAAGCAGAAGATCTACATATTAACCGAATTGGAGTTTTTGACATCTTTAAAATATCAATGAAAGTGAGACAATCCTGTAAACTACCTCCAGGTGAATTTATATATATATTAATAGGTTGTCTATTTTCTTGTTCAACCTTATCATCTTCATCTTCTTTATTCCATCTTAAAATGTATTTTTCTAAACTTTCTAACATAGGTCCAATTTCAAAATTAAGATATATTTTTCTCTCTATAAAATCCAACCAATCGTTATATAGTTCAATAGATGGTAATTTCATATTTTCTAAGCCTTCCATATCAGGAAGCATTATTGTCATAAAATCTTCAAATCCTCTTTTATTTTTCATAGCTTTAATCTCCTTAAAAACTTTAATATTTTATAAATTAATGTTTGTGCCATTTGTAACACAAATTACTCTTTGAGTTTTATTTTTTTTTGTTAATTCTTCTTGTAATTCTTTACAAAAAGAAACTTTATCATCTTTATCAGAATGTACTATACAAATCTTTTCTACAAAAGTATCTGAATAATAATCTAATAAATCTGTATATTGCATATGTGATGAATAACTACGTAAAACTACAGCAGAAGCCAAATTTCTACATACTTTATCATCTATAGTGATAGTTTTTTGTTTACCTGATTTAATCTTTTCTGATAAACTACCTTCTGGAGCATATCCAGATAAAATTATTGTATTTTTGGAATTACCCAATAAATAAGAACAAATTGTACGAGAATATCCTGCTGTCATAAATCCTGATGAAGCCAACCAAACGTGTGGTTGTTTATCATGCAAATATTCAATAACTTTATCATATTCTTTAATTCTTATCAATCTATTCCAATTCATAACTTCCTTAAATAATTCTTTTTGTTCTCCCTCTAATATATTTAAAAATATATCACACATCTTATTTGCTAAAGGAGAAGCAATAATAAAATCAATTGCTAAATCTTTTTCATTTTTATACATTTTGTATAATTCTGTAATCATTTCTTGTGTTCTATGTAATGAAAAAGTTGGCATCAAACAAGATGAATGGTTTTCTACACATTGATCTATAACACATCTAATTTTTTCCAAATCTTTTTCTCGTACTTTTTTAGTTAATGGTTTGGCTTTTTCTCCATACGTAGCTTCACCAATCCAAAGATTTGCTTTTTGTATTTTTTCTATTGGTCTTACAAAATTATTATGCATAGAAATATTGCCTAAATCACTTGTATATACAATTTTCTTTGTATGGTTATTTTGAGACAACCAAAGTTCTAATTGAGCAGAACATACAATATGTTGACTTTGACGAAAACAAAAAGAAACATTTTCATCCAATTCAATTTTTTCATTAAAATCATATTCACATATATAATCTTTCAAAAGCTCAACATGTTCTTGTTCATAAGCAAGAACAAAACTTTTTCCTTTATATTTTTTTCTCAAAGATTCACAATCTTTGAACATAATAAAAGCACAATCTTTACATAGCTCATAAATAATTTCTTTATTCCCCTTGGGAACTATAATTTTTCCTTGAAAACCTTCTTTAACCAATCTTGGAAGTAAACCTGTATGATCTATATGTCCATGTCCGATAAACACATAGTCTATTTTAGCAGGATTAAAATCAAATTTTTTAATATTATTTCGATAATCTTCTAAAATAGTTTTACCTTGAGATAATCCACACTCAAGTAAAATTTGTTTATCATTCATCTCAATATGAGTACAAGAACCAGTGACTTGCATAGCATTATTGCCACAAAAGCTTACTTTTATCTTATCTTTTTTCTTGCTCACAAAAATCCCTCAATTCGTCAAAAAATCGCACCCTTAAACCCCTTATATTCCTTGGGTTTTAAAAAGCACCTAATAAAAACCAAATTTTATTCTATATAAAAAAAGGATAAACTATACTTTTGTATAGTCTACCCTTAATTCTTAGTAGATTAATAAATTATTCTACCTTTTCTTCTTACTGTCTTTTTAGGAGTCGGAACAGCTACTTTCTTCGGTTCTACAACTACTTCTACAGGAGTAGCTTCAACTATAGGAGCTGTTTCAACTTCCTTAACTTCAGCAATTGTTTCAGTTACTTCATTTTCAACAACTTCCACTTCAACTTCTGTGTTGGTCTTCTCAACATTACGTTCTTTGTTGTACTTATTGTACTTCTTTGATTTTTTATAATTCTCATTATAATTTTGATTCTCTACCATTCCCAATTTCCTCCTTTCGCATTTTGTATAATCTTTAGAACACCAATATAAATGGTCTTGGGTGCAGTACGACATGTATCTGCACCCTGTTCCACTTATTTTACAATTTAACGCTTTCCCTTGTGTTCGTTCTGCATAATTGCATAGCAATTTACTCATTTTAATCTAAATTAAGCAATTACAGTTACTACAGCTTCTGAAGTAACGTCATTCTTTCCATTGTTCAATGTTACAGTAATTTTACCATTTTCACCTGCTTCAGCAGCAGTAATAACTCCTTCTGCAACAGTAACAACTGTACCATCACCTGTAACAGTGTATTTTTCTGCATCTAACAACATTGGAGCAGAATCAGCATATCTTCCATATACTTTAATTTCAATTTCTTCACCAACGTTAGCTTCAATACCCTCAGCAGCACCATCAATAATGATTGTTTCCATATCTTTCCATGTTCTGCCCTCAATTACCTCAATGATCTCTGCATAGATACCTTCACCATCACAACCTTCACCTTTTGTTGCTAATGCTGAACCCTCAAGTGGTGTATTTGCTGCACCTGTCATTGACATTGCTATCTCTTGTGAACCTGAAAGTAAGAATCTTGGAACTTTTATTGTTACTGTTCCTACTCTTGTTCCTGTGCTGATGTTATTTGCATCACCTGCGTATAAATTAGCTGTTAAATAAATTGAAAGTGTATCAGGAATAAAGTTAGCATTAATTACTACCTTACGTGCTGAATCATTTGTGTATAAATATTTTACACAATATGTTCCCTCGTCTGTTCCTGGAACATTGAATTCTTTTGTATCTGCTGCATGCTTTACTGACTTGAAGTATTCCTCTGTATCCTTCTTGTAGTAAACATAGATATCTCCACCTGCATTCAAAGCTACAGGAGCATCTGCTAATGTAACATCACGATCATCAGCAGTTACTTTAACCTCTTCCATTCTAAATACGTCTCCACCTAACTCAAGCTCTGCACCAACATTTGCAGCTATGTATTCTAACTTGAACATAGCATCTGATAATTTAAGATCGAATGTTGAAGTGTGAAAATATTTTCCGTATAACTTAGCACCTTTACCTGCACGAATATCTTCTGCTGATACTCCTATTGTGATAGAACTGTCTATTAATGTTTTTGCTGTAGCGAAAGATTCTGTTCCTTTGAAAATTTCAGCATCTGCCACACCTGCTAAAAAATACATTGAATACATCACCCCTCTCATTTTTTATTATGTCACATCTTTAAGCTTATTCTTAAGTGTATCAAGAGACATAATATCTTCATATTTATTTTTCTTTTCAGAACTATAAATCCAATGATCAAGCTCTTTTTCAAACTTGACCATTCCACTCATCTCACCTTGACGATAAGCAAAATAATGTAACCTTGCATCAATTGTTCTTAATAAAAGAACTAATTTTCTAATTGTAATTTGTTGCAAACTTTCATAAGTATAAGAACCTGTTGCTGAAATAATACAAGACATTTGTTTTTCCAAAGAAGGTTGAACTGCATTTGGATTTTTTAATCTTGCAACTTCTTCTAATTCTTTTTTTAATTCTGGGTCTATATATTCATCATCATGATCTGGTAGATTATAATACAAAATAATATCTCTTAACAAATCATAATTATTTTTATCAATATCTACCCCATCTACTGTTAATATAGGTTTTCCATTTTTTTTACTAATTTGAATTATTTGTTCTCTTTGTACAACATTATCTTCAGTACTACAATTTTTACAACAATCAATAGCTTTAATATATGTTCTTAAAGCTTTTTCCCGATCTTCTTGATTTTGAATCATGCCAATTGTTTTCATTTTTTTTTCTATTTCATCAAAAGTAATTTTATCTTTACACAATGGACAAACTAATCCATTTTCAATATGAAACACAATCTCTAATAATGATACAAGTTGATTATATAACCCTTTACCATTTTGATCATTTTCAATTTTATGACACAAATATCCTAAATTTGACATTGAAATACCCTCAATGTCCTCATTTTTATCCATTTTTATAGTATATAATGCAGCATAGAATTTATAATAATCCTTTACTTGAACTGGATATACGTTTAATGATAAAAAAGGAACAGGTTGATCATATGTAAAATAAATTTGTTCATAAAATTTTATCAAATTTTGTCTATCTGCTTTTTTTAATTGTGCCATAATTAATCAACTCCAGACTGCATACAAGCCATTAAAACTTTATAACCAGAATAATTCTGATTATTAAAAAATCCCAAACGTGCTTGAGAAAACATTGATAAATCTTGATTGAATTGTAAAACTCCAACACCTTCAATTTCTTTACCATTTAATTCTGATAATAAATTTCTTAACAAAACACTATTTCGTGATTTTAACATCACAGAATTAGCATTTGGTTTATATTTGTCAGGATTTTCAAATTCATCATTTTCATCATTATATAAATTGTTTATCTTATTATTTGATATCAAATCAAAACCAATGTTAACCTTAGAAACTAAATGGTTCTCAGGAACAACACTATCAATATAAATTCTTAAAATAGAACTTTTTACAACAAAAGCATCTTCTAAATAAGGATATCTAAAGACTCTTTTTTCTGATTGGTCTGCAGAACCATTATCTACCAATGATGATTTTTCTTCCTTAGTTAAATCTGCCTTTAGAAGTGCATCAACATCCGAATATTTTAATACTTTCCATATTCTATTTGCTTCAACTGTATTACTTGAAATCAAATAATTAATTATTCTATCCTCTATACTGTCTAAATTAATAAATCTATTAAATTTAGAACGTGTTTCATTTAACATTAGCTAACACCACCTAACTTTATTAAAAATTCTTTTACAATAGGTTGGTCTTGATATCTTTCATCATTTATACTACAAGTAATTTGTAATTGATCTTTCAAATACATTTTTTTATTATGTATAGAAAATGTATTCCCATCTATTTTTACAAAATCATAATAGTATACATCATTATTAGTGGATAACAAATCGTGTTGTATTTCTATATCTTGTGTTATTAATTCATCATTATTATATAAAAAACAAGAATATACTTGTGTATCATTTAAAAGTATATAATCAGTCAGTTGATTACTATCTTTATCAATTATTTCAATATGATAATTATTTTTAATTATTGGTTCTTCAGAATTATCAGGATTTTCTGGATTGTTAGGTTGAGGAATAATTGGATCTTCTTTTTGATTACTATTAAAATCCTCATTATAATAAACAGGAGCATTAACTGCGACTCTTGTTAATCTATCATCCTTAGCACCTAAATCATCTTTTTCTAAAATTGCTGTAATTAAAGGAACTGAATTGACATCATATGTGGTTTCACCTTGATATTTTCTTACAGCTTTTACTTTATAAATCCAATTATTTGCTTCATCTCTCATATCTGTAGCACCAATAAAAAATCTATTATTAATTTTAATACCTTTTGTATAATCGTTATATTGCATTATAGCAATAATTTCACCTTGTGCAAGAACTATAGTTTCATCTCGCCAAAAATTAATATTTTTTGTTTCACTCTCTAATATTACAGGTTCAAAATGTATTTCTCCTGTATTTTTTTCTACAAATGTTAGAATACTATCACATTTTCTAACAACAACTGCACAAGTAGGATTAACAGTATCATAATTAACTGTTATCCATATATTTTTTTGTTCTATAGGAATTTCTGGATTATAAGATGTTTCAAAACGATATCTTTTTCCTAACTTAATAGGATGTTTAATATTCCTAAAAACTAATTTTTTCCAATCATCACTCATTACTTTTTTTAATGTATCTGAATAAACTGATTGAACAACTACTTCTATAGGAGTATATTCTTCTGACCCAAAAATATCCTCTTCCTCTATATCTACGTGATTGTACCGATAGTTCCATTCATAATTAATTTTTTGTTGAATTTTAGTCAAATACTCATTCTCAATAACCATATTTTTAGGAGTACGAGCTTTAACTTTCATAGAACTATCAATGATATTAGTTGTATCAATTATTTGACCCATTAGAATCACCATCTTTCAAGAGAAAGTCTATATTATTAACACATTCAAACAAAATACTCTTTATCTTTTTCTTTTCTAATTCATTTTGTAATAAAATATTTAAATTCACAGCAATACTTATTAATTTCCCATGAAATAAATAATTAGAACTCAAAACAAATAATATTAAGCTATTAAGGTAAACTTTATAGTTATATCCTTCCTTATTTAACATCATCTGTTCATAGACATATAATGTCCTTATAATCCTTTTTCTAATATCTTTCAAAACAAATTCTCTTTCTTCTTGTGTTAATTCAACATTTAATTCAAAATCATTTTGTTCAATATTATTTTCAGTTATCATATCTTAGAACCTCCTTCCCCAATTACTACTGGAGGAGAATCTAATATTAAAAGATAATTTTGTTTGTAAATCGTGTAATTCAGCTATAACAGAAGCTAACCATTCATTTTTACTTCTCAAAGCTGCTGAAGCAGGATGTAATTTAAAATCAGTATCCGTTAATATATTTTGAATATCTAATAAAAAATTACGAGTATGTTCAGACCAAGAACGAATAAGTAATCTTGCTAAAATACTTACAATTTGTCCTCTAATTCCTGCATCTCTTTGTATATTTCCAGTAATCTTAAAGTCATTATTCAAACAGCCTACAAAATAAATTTGCACACTGCAATTCTTTCCTGATTCTGGGATTTCAGAGAACTCAACATATGTCTTTCCTGTTTTATCATCTTGAATGATTTTTCCGTTAATAATATTTCCATCACTTATGTACTCTACTAATGAACCATCTCTATATTCAAGAGACAACTCAAATGTTTTAGTATTTCCATCTGATTCAAAGACTTCCATTTTTCCATCTGGAGCATCATAATCAGTCAATAATGGACCAATCATAGAGGGGTTAGTAAATAATGAAATTGATGCATTTAAAAAAGGGTACATTAATTTACAAAATTGTATTTTGTTATTATCATAGGCATTAGTTATTTCTGGATCGTCAAATAAAACAATTGCCTGTCGATAAATTTCATCAAATTTTATCAAGCCCAACACCCCTTTCTGTTTTTATTATCTCACTTCCATTGTTGTAGTTCTCTGACGAGTACGATTTTGTTCAATTTCAAACAAAATAGCTGAAAAAGTTTCTGTATTAGAGAAATTATTCAACCAACGCATCTTTTCCTCGTCATAATAACCTTCTTCCTTATTATAAACTTTACCTAACCAGAATGATAAAAATGCTCTTTTATTATTTTCTGAAAGATTCTTATAAAATTCTTGAAGCTGTTCATAATTATAATTAACAACTTGTTTTAATACAGTTGAATTGTAGCTCTTTTTCATTCTTATATCATATATTGGCAAATCATACATCTGTGCATAATCAATATCTGATGCATCAACAGCTAACACTCCTCTTTCAAAGAAAGAACGATACTTTCCAACAAGTTCTTCAAAGTCATTTACTTTTAAAGTAACTAACTCACCCATTCTCTGCAATCTTCTTTTTGTATTTGTAAGATTAATAACTGTAGCCATACCACCAATCATTTCTTGCATATGATAAACTCTAATAACTCTATTATTATCTGTCATCAAATAATCTGGAGTAACTGACTCACCAATTAATTCTACTGGTTCTAATGTTACTACAGTTTCTTTAGACTGAGCTTTAACCTCATCTAATTGACTTTGTAATTCTTTATTAGAATTTTTAGAATCTTCCAATTCTTCTTTCAATTTTTGATTCATTTTTGATAATTCTGTTAGTTGTGTCTGAAAAGAAGACATCATCTCCATCATTTTTATCATTTCAGGAGATGATTGTACTTCTTTAGTCTCTGTCTTTTTTATAGTTGTTTTATTCCCTGCCATAAAAAAATCCTCCTTTAAAACCTTTAAAATATCTATTTATCTTTTTATATTAAAAAATTACTCTTTAATAATTACACCAAACTTAGAACCTGCAATTACATCAACACCAATTCTCATATCAATTGTCATAGCATATGTATTATCTTTACTCTGGATTGGATCGTTAGCAACAGTTACCTGATTACCTTCGAATACAACCTTAACAGGTCTATGTGAACCCATAGCGATCATATAGATATAATTGTCATCAATCAATGAAGCAGGTGTATTATTAATTGTATTAGGAATCAATGCATTATCAACCTCAATTAATGGAACATCCTTATAAATAGGAAGATGACCAACAGTTACATAAGGATCATCTGAACCAAATCTGAATCCCATCTCTGAAGAAGGAAGAATATCTCCTAAACCAATTGAAGTACCCAATGCATAAACAGGAACTCCACCATTAGCTAAAGATACATTCTGTCTTAACTGCAACCAGTTCTTATCATCAATACCATTAGCAAAATAACCACCAATACCTTGTGCAGTTCTACCTTCTGCAGTACTTACAACAGAAGTAAGAGCTTTTACAACAGCAGCAATAATATATGCTTCAAATGACTTAGAAAGTTTCATTCCCCAAAGTCCCCAATCTTGAACTCCTGCAGCAACATGATACCAATCAAGACCAACAGTAACAGTTCTCTTTGTTGCTCTTACTGTGTACTCTGTGTTATAAAGTGTCTGAATACCACCACGAGCAATACCCTCAGCAGCTTCACTAATAATAAACAACTCATTTGAATCTACTTCATATTTTGCATTATCACCAAAACCTACCTGATCAACATCAAATAAAGAAGCATATCTTTCTGATGTCAATTTGGGCATAACAGGTGTAATTACCTGTGCGATAACAGTATCAAAAGTTTCCTTGAATGAAGTTCTATTAACATTCATAGGGTTCTTTACCATATCAAGACCAGTATATTCTTTACCTGACTCTTCGAAACAATACTTTAACAAAGCTTCACTAAATGATTTATTCTTTTCTTTATAAGAATCATTATTTACAAAATTCTTTGATTTTCTTTCATCTACGATTTCACTAAAAACAGCAACTAAGTTATCCATAACTTCATTCTGTCCTGCACTTGCAAATGTATAAACTTTACTCATTTCAAACTACCTCCTTTTATAATAATTAAGCCAATGATACAATTGTACACAAATATTTAACATCTGTATCAACTACACCCTCAGTTAAAGGACTTGTACCTTCAACTTTAACAGTTGTCTTACCTTCTACTTTTTCTGTTGAAGGAACCCAAAGACCAGTGCCAGCTTCAGGAATTAAATATTCACCTATAACAGCCTCACCATTAATGTTTCCTGAACCAATATTAAAACTATCAAGCTTATCAAGGATTCTAACTCTTACAGGAATACCTGCCAAAGCTGTCATGCCTGCAGTCTTAATACCTTCACGATAGTTAACACCCATAATATCGCCATGAGATCTCTCAACGATATCTACGATTGCCACCTCGTCTGTATCAGCAGTAGCAAACTTAATCTTTCTTACATTTAAATCTTTTACACCAGGATAGAATGCATGATCTTCTAAATCTCCAATAGTAACTAATGCTCCATCAAAAATTTCTGCTGTTTCATCAGCATCGTTATAAAATCTACCATGTACTAATTTAGAACCAACATCTTCTGATGCCATATAATTTTTCCAAAATAATTTCTTAGCCATTTTTAATTTCCTCCTTATTTATTATTAATAAAATTATTTAGTCCTTCTAATGGACTTACTTTTTTATTTTCAGATGATACATATTTTCTTACGTCATCTGCTTTTGTTGAAAACTCAGCCTTTGTTGGAATAACTTCTGTTTCTTTATAAGCTTCATATACAACTTCCTTTTTAGCTTCCTCAAAAGTAGTAAACACTCCTTTTTCGCATTTATCTAAAATGGAATCCATTGAACCTATATTAATTTTCTTTTCAGATGCAAAAGATTTTACATCTTCACAAAGTTTCTTTATAAAGGCTTCTTTTTCTGCTTTTTCAAATTGTGCAAGTCTGTCACTAGCTGTTATATAATTCTGATTTAAAGTATTATACTTTTCCTCAAAATTAGCTATATCTGTTTGATATTTTTCAAAAAGTTGCTGACCTGTATATTCTACACCATCAATAGTAAACATTTCTACAGACATCTTAACATCTTCTTGATTTTCATCATCTGTATTAACTTCTTTTTCGTCTTCAGCTTTTTCTTCCTCAAACTTACCACAGTTCTCTTCAGAATCTTCGGAATTTTCTTCTTTTGAATCATCACTGTCTCCATCTTGATCGTCTGGATGATCTATATCATCTTTTCCATCTTCTGAATCATCTTCTTCAAAATTTTCACAAATCCCTTCCTTAGATTCTTCAACTTTTTCTTCTTCAGGATTTTCAAAAGTTCCACAGTTATCATCTTTAGACTCTTCTTCTGAACATTTTTCTTCATCACCACATGTTTCAGTTTCTTTTCCCTCACAAGACTCTTCTACTTTTGACTCTTCAACTGTTTCATTTTCTTTCTCTTTACAAGCTTCCTCTTCTTTTTTAGTATCAGAATTTTCTGTATTTTCAACTTTTTCAGTATCTTCAACAAATTCTTCTTTAGATTCTACCTGTTCTTCCTGAACAAATTCTTCATTCTTTTTAACATCCTCAGTCAATGGTTTCGCCTCCTTCTGCAATGTATCTTCTATATATAAACGAGAATTTATCTCTTTTATATCAGTTTCATCAATATTGTCATAAGCAAAAGTTATTTTTTTCATCCTTTGAGAAAAAGTTTCCTTTTTCATCTTTTCAACTATTGTCATATGAGCATTATTAATACCTTCTTTTGCTTCTACTCTACTATGTGGACGATAACCTAAAATTGTTGCTCCATCAAAGACCCAATCATCAAAAATTTCTACACCATTTTCATCTTCATGAGATTCATTAATAGTAACTTCTACTGAAACTTTACTTCTTTTCGCTTTCAATAATTTTTTAATTCCTTGATAATTGTACTTAACCCATAATACAGCAGTAAAAACAATCCAAGACAATCCATTATCATCTTTTTCTATCCTAACTGTATTAACACCTTCTCGAACATATCCTAAAGGTCTTTCACCATCTTCATAGTCATAATAAGCAATATCAAACTCAGGGTCATATTTCTCCTTAGAATTATGTACCTCATAATTATTAGTAACATTATTAAATTTGCCTAAAATTGGTTTTCCAAAGAATGTATTATTTTTAACATTCTGTTCCATTGTATGTAAAGGGAAATGACTATTGTTATTCGTTGGATATTCATTTGAAATTCCCCATAATTCTATCATAATAAAATCTTTAGTAGTTAAAACTTCTTTTATCTTTAAAGACGAAGAATCCAAATTAAATTGAAATACTTTTTTCGTCATCTTTGTCACCCCTTTCTACAAAATTATATTATATTGTTTTAATTGAAAGAAAACTCATTATTTGTCCATCGATATTTTCAACTCGACAGTTTTCTTTTAAATTATTCTTATTTATGAAATCTATTAAAGACTTATCTGGTCTAAACCATTCTCCATTATATCTAACTTTATATTTTCCAAAAATAGTATGTAATCTTTTTTCGTCTTCCATAGTTCCTTCCATCCAACCTAACAAATAAAGTTTTTTGGCATTACTTGTTTGTAATTGTTTTAATCTTTTTTGTACATCATTTTTTGTATAACCTATTTTTATATAGGTTACATCCGTAATAAAATAAATCATTTATCGTCACCTATTTGTCTTCATTATAAACTCCATAGTTTTCTAAATAAAATTCCATAATTATTGCTATGCTAATATCAACTTCACCATTAGTTAAACCACGCTCTTCAATAATTTTTTCATATTTTCTATGAGTTGAAATTGCATGTCTTGCTGCTTCTTTACTTACTTTTTTACCTGCAGATATTTTATCAGCCACGCTAATTATTTCCCAACGATAATCTGAAATTTGCTTTTCAACAAAAATAGAAGTTAATTCTTTTATTTTCTCATCTCTATCATCTTGTCTTCTTGCTATAGCCTCAATTGAATTTGTTAATTGTTTTTGGATTTCAAGACTTTGTGCTCTATCATTAGTTCTGTTGTTAGTAAAAGTAACCACTTCATCATGTAATGATTTTCTATCTTCACGACTTTCTTTCATATAATTATTTAAGTTTGTTCTAAATTCTGTTTCGTCATGTAGATGTCTATCTTGTAACTCTTTTAAATTTTTAGCTGTTTCTCGTGCTAATTTAGCAGTCTCATCTAAAATCTTTTTATTTTCTTTTTTCTCTATTGTAACTCTTGTTTCAATACCAAATTTATTAACAAACCAATCAAATAGACTAGATAAAAATTTCCAAGAACTTAAAATTATAACTAGCCAAAACAATAAAGTCCAAAAATCTACTTGTTTTAATTCAGCAATATAATCCATTTATTGAATCACTCCTTTCCCTAATATTTTTATATTAGAGAAAAAACCATTCATTATTTAGGAAATTTTATGTATTTATGACATACTTTACAGAAATATGTATCCGTAGGAGGATATACCATCTCAACTTTTGACATTTTTCTTAATGTATTCTCATTATCCTTATAATCATGATTGCATTTTTTCTCATTAATATTCTCAGTTTTCACCATATGTATTTCCACCTTTCAAATACCTTTTAATCTTTTATATCACTAACATTATTCCCTTGGTCTATAGAAATAGCAGTATTATCATTTTCTATATTGTCACCAACTGGTGGTCTTCCTATAGTTGTAGTTTTAGTTATTTCTTCTGTTTGTTCTTTCGTTAATTGAGTAGAAGTTTTTTGAGATATTTTAGCTCGTTCGTTTTCAGCTTCTGTAGTTATTTTTTGATTATGTTGTTGAGTAACAACAGTCATAGGCATAAATTTCTCATAAACACCCAATGAATCTAAATAATTCATCACAGAATCACTATCTTCTACACTTTGATTAAATACACTTAACAATCTTGGTAATAATGATGTATATCCTGTCATAACTAATTCTTTTAAAAATTTAGCTTGATCTAAATATGTAAATAAACCACCCCATATGGTGACTTTGTATGAATATTTTAAACCTAAATTATTATTTATAATATTGTTTACAGCTTTTTGAATTTGCAACATTAAATATTCACTCTTAGATTCAATTAATTGTTGTGATGTCTTTACTGAAATAATACTTGGTTTATCTGTTGTTGTAATTAATGCACCCATACCAGATGTATTAATTAAATTTTTTAAAGCAGTATTATTAATTTCTTTTGCATCAGGAGGTAATGGTAATGATAATAAATCATAATCCTCAAATGGTGCAAAAAATGGCATAATATTATTACTTACAGCCTGTGAGAACATATCACTAAAACCAATAATTGTATCCATTGAAATTGCTGTTTGGTCTCCTCCTGCAAGATTATGATCTTTTATTAAAGGAACTGTACCTACTAAAACACTGTTTACTGCTTTCGATAATAATTGGTTCTGCAGCCATTTATAATCATTCAATCCACGTAAATCACTAAATAATCCGATAGTATCAGGCAATTGAAGTGTATGACTATTATCAGAACCAAATTCAAAAACCTCTCCTTGAGGTAGCTCTACCCAATAAAACCATCTACCATCTTTTATTTCAAAACTATCTTTTTTACGACTTGAATTTTTTAATCCAGTCGGATTAAATTGTTTATTTCCATTTTTATCAGTAATAATAATTCTTTCACCAATTAAATCTTCCCAAATTTCTCTAAAAAACGGAGGATAAAAATCTACTGATTCTCCAGGTTGTAAAAACATCATAAAATCAAAAGAAGTAATATAATCTGTACTACTTCCTATTGATGTATATTTAACCCAAGGAGAAGGTAATTTTTGCAACAATGCATAATCTACAGTCCCTTTATTTCTATCATAACTTGATCTAAAAACATAAGAACGCTTACCCTCTATAGCGACATCCATTGCAATATCTTTACCTACTTTTCTTAAATTCATTTTATCAATAATTTCATTAACAAAATGCATTTCTCTCTTAAATTCCTCACTATTACAATCTTCTTTTGTTACATTTGTTGGTACAACATAATTAAAATACTGAGGAACTTCTCTATTTAATTTTAATAAATTATTATATACATAATTTTGAAAATATAAAGCTTGAGATTCTTCACATAATAAAGATTCATGATGTGCAGGATTCTCCAATGCTTTATCAACTTGCTCCTGTTCTTTTGGACTAATAGGTGAATTAATTCTCTTTAATCGAGAATTCTGTATAAATGGATTATTCGTAAAAGATTGTCCCATTGCTGATAAAAAATCATTAGAATTCAATCCTTTATCTGCATATTTTGTAAATATAGATCTTATTCTAGTATATGGTTCTTGTACTGTCATAGTTTGTGTCATAGTAATTTGTTCTTTTTTTTCATTAGTTGTAGTAGGTTCTTTTTTCTTTGGTCTTCCTACTTTTTTCTTTTCTTCTGCCATTTATTTTATTCACCTACTTTCTCTTTATATATTCGTTCAAGATTTTGTTCAAATTTATCTAAAACCTTCATATAATTAGAAATATCATCTTGATGTTCCTCTTCATACTTTTTTAAATCCCTTTGAACAAAATAATCTCTACACCAGATAATAACATCTGATGGTTCATATTTTAAATTTGTTTCATTAATTTCTTCTATATATATATTATCTTGATTAAATAGCTTTTTTACATCTTTAATCGTGAAAATTTTATAATCTATAGAAGATATATATAATATATTATTTTTAAAGTAAACATTATATTTTTTACTAATCTTATCTAATAAACCTATAATGTTTTCTATATTTACATTTATTTTATAAATCATAATAACACCTTATCTTAAAAATGGATTTGGTTTAGAATTTGCAAATGGATTTTTATTTTTACTTAAAGGATTAGAATTATAAGAAACTCCATGTTTAAAAAGTTTATCAAATTGATTATTTCCTCTCTCAACATGAAGCAAATCTTTACTTCTCATTTTTGCTAATTGCCAACACATCATTGCACATACGTCACTTCTATCATCATGCATTCCCTCTAATTTTTTACTTGGCAATAAATCAAATTTAATTGTACTACCATTTTGTGTTTTCTGCATTGCTACTAATTCTTCCTTAAGCAAATCTATTTCAACTAAACTTTTAATTTCATCTGAATTCATTCTTTCAGTAATTATTTTAATTGTTCCATCTGGTTGTTCTTCTTCAAATTCCATCTCTCCCTTTAAATTCAACGATTTTGGGAACATTACTAACCCTTGATTGATCATATTCTGACATTCAGTATATATCTCGGTCTTGTATTTAGTAAAGCTCACCATAGTTAATTTATCGACAGCTCCTGGGAACTTGTCTTTTTCTTCTTTTAAATATTTATCTTGTAAATCAATTAATCCAAGATGTTTTCTTCCATCAACACCAATCCAATCTCTTAACAAGTATTGAGCAATATCGAATCCACCACCACCAGATCCTGCATCTATGAGAACTCTAATAAGATTATCATAATCTGGAACTCTTCCATTATATTTTAATAATATCTTTTTTAAAATCTCAACCTGGTCTGGTTTTTGAATTACTTTCTTTTCCCCATTGCCACCTTTTTCTATAAGATTAATCATATCTACAATTTTTAACATTAATCCATTCTCTGGATGTGTAAATATTTCACCAATACCAATCATACTATTATCTAATTTTGTAGCAGGGTCATATGCTATAATATACTGTTTTAAATCATTTTCATTCTGATAAATAGGAGCATAAGCATAACTATTTGCAATAAGTGTTGTTCTTTTAACTAATGCATCTTGACCACCTGCAATATCAAATTTATTATAATATTCTCGTGTAGCTTTATATTCATTTTTTCTCATTGCATCATCTATAACTTCTCTAGATAACAACGCACTATAAGGCTTTCCATCCATATATGGATTTAAACTTAATTCACATGTAATATCACACACAAAATATTCTGGATCTCCTGCAATCATTCGCATTGCTCCATCTTTGTATGCATCATAAAGTTGACTATCAATCGTCTCTGCTGAACTTGCATATATAATTTGATTCGGCAGTTGACGAGGATAACATTTTATATTAAAATCTGCACCAGTTGCAAAGTTTGTATCCTGAGTACAGAAAGGTTCAGTTAAAGCAAAAAATTCTCGTTCAACTTTACCTGCCTCATCATAAAAATTAAGGTTTGAACGAATACCCACTGCATTTTTAGCAACACTATTAACAGTCCAAATACTGCTACCATTATACAATTCACAATGATGTGAATGTTTATCATGTACAAATGGGTCTGTTCCTGCATTCGCTCTCATTAATTCTGCTAAAAAGACACCTGTAGAACCTTTAACAGAAGCAACTTTGCCTTTTGCTAAGTCTTCTATTTTAGAAAAAGTCTGTTGTGCCTGATTACCTGATGGACATAAAATATAACTTTTATGATTTGGTATTAAAATACTTCTTGCCATCATATATGGTGCTGATAAATAAGAATTATGAGTTATAGTTTTATTTTCTCCACATAAAAAAAGACCTGTATCATTTGATACAGTTATACATCTCATAGCTTTTTTCTCATTTGTTTTTCTTATTTTTATAATATTTTTTGTACCATTTAAATCTGGTATTGTTATTATATTACCAATTGAATTATTTAAATAATCATATAATTCTCTAGTTTCTACTATATTAAATAATGAATCTTTGGAATTGCAAACACACCATAAATGCTCTGCATTACATTTAATAATTTCTCCATCATCAAATTCAACTTCATAAACTTGTTCAAAAATAATCGGATTTAAATGTATTACTTCAGTTAATTCATTATTATTATCATAAATCAAATCACCAATTTTCAAATCACCAATTTGTTTTTCACCATTATTAGTATATACAATAGTATCTAAACATGTCGCTTTTCCACTATTTCTTGACATTAGCCAAACTGCATATCTTGTTGTCCAAGTAGATAACAATACATATCTTTGATGATCTGTAAATTGCAATCCAAATATCATCTCCATAAAGCGAACAGGATGTCTTCTACCCCATTGAATAACTTTAAGATATTTATCATACATTTCCATCTTTCTTTGAGAAATTTCATAATCTGATTTATTAAAAATTACATTAATCATTAAGAAGCACCTTCTTTCGATTCTTTTTTGAGTTTCATTTCTGTAATCTTACAATTGGCTTTTCTTAATTCTTCCTGTAATCTTTTATTATCATTATCTAATTTTCTTATCATATCACGTTGATTTTGAATTACTAAATAAGATTCATTAGCACCAAAATTCAACTGATCAAATATTGCTTGCATGGAAGCTTTCGCAGCTTGTCCAATACTTTCACTGGTTTCAACATCATACATGTTCAATAAACCAGATTCATATTGTTTTTCATTAATTTCATTAAGTACCCCTGATAACGTTCCTGCACCTTTTGATTTTTTCATCTGATAAGAAGCAGCAAATCCATTATCTTTACAAAAAGAACTAATAGCATTACGCTCTTTTGTTTTTATATCAGATATTTTTTGAATTTGAACAATATTATCAGGGTCATCTCTTTCTAATTCTGCAATCTGTTTTCCTAATTTTTCAAGTCTATTAAATCCTCTAACAACTTCTAATGCACCTCTGGATTTTACATAATCATCTTCCATGGCATCATCTAGCATAGCAACTAAATCCCTATATAGTGCCTTACGATCATCATCTCCATCTTCCTCAAAAGGATCGTATCTATAGACTCTCAAAACCTTTCTTCTATTTTCAGCATCTTCTTTACTCCATTCTATAGGAGTATCCCAACCATAATAGTCGGTCTTAACCTCAGAATCTCCATCTGAACCTTCATTACCTTTATTGACAATTTTAGGACTATCCCAATATGTTTTTCCCATATAAGCAAATCCTTTTCTTCCTACTGAAGCAATATACTCGGATAATATATGTAATTTTCTCTCATTGTTTTCATATATTCTTTTGCATTCATTGAATAATTCAATATCCCAATAGATATTTAAATCACAGCAAGTATGTTCTAATGCTTTCATAAGATCTTTTTTATGAATTACTTCATAATAAAAATCAAATAATTTTTGTCCACAACTTCTACATACAGGACAAAAAATTTTACCAGACTCAGACAGCCTCCCTGATTGTGCATAAGAATAAGTTTTCCAAAAATCTTCATCTGGCAAAGATTTATTACACATACTGCATGTCTTTTTTGCCTGTATCTCTTCTTCAGTTGGAAAAATTAAATTTTCTTTTATATTTTCACGAATTTTTGCATGCAAATCTTGTATTTTCTGAGTTGTAGGACCTATTGCTTTTCTGACATCATTTTTATGTTTTGTTGCCATAGATTATTCGCCTTTCGCTAAAACTACAATTTTATTTTCAAGGTTTTTAATTTGAAGGTCAGATTTTTCAACGTATTGTTCAAGTTTTTCAATTTGTTCAGACTGTTCTACAATCATTTGTTTATCCTTTGCTATTATTGATGAAAGCTGTTTATTTTCATCAGAAATCTCTTTTACTTGATTTTGTGCTTTATTATTCTTCCACCATATGTAGAGAGTTGATAAAACTGAAGCAACTGAACTAATCCCTACATATATTTCCTCTTCAGAATATGGAATTGGATTTTTCCCCAACATTGTCAAAAATGTATTTACTAAGACAGCTAACACAACTATTGCATCAATAATCTTTTCCTTATTTATATTCATAAAAATTCACCCTTTCTATTATAAATCATCCATATATAATCTCATCATTTTTCTTAACTTCTTCTTGAGTATTTTTATTAGGGTCATCTTTTGTTAATAGCCTTTTTAAACAAAGCATTAATAATTCTCCTCCAAAAACAGCGTGATTAGCAACTATTAAACTATCAGTACTGTATGTATCGCTGTCAGCAATCCACATTCCCCATGCTTGCATTAACATCATTTCAATAACACAAAACACAACAATACACTTACTAAATAATCCCTTTTGTTTTTCTTTTTTCTTTTTAGCCATTTTACCACCTACTAAAATTATATATTTTCTTCAACTATTAAATATGTATTATCATTATCTGTTCTTAAATATGTATTATTATTATCTGTGGTTAAATATGATTTATTTTCTTGTTTAGTTCCCTCAATAGTTAAATTTGTATTATTATTGTCAATCGATAAATATGTGCCATTGTTATCTATTGTCAAGTATGGTTCGTCTATTACTTCAATTGAAGCAAATTTTAAAGTTTTACCATTTATAGTGACAACCAAATTATTATTATCATCAAATTCTAATTTTACATCATCATAATTACCAGACTCTCCAGACCCAGATAATGCTTGTTGAGCTAATGCTCTTGCTACAAAATCAACCATTAATATGCCCCCTTTACTATAAGACAAGACATATTATTATCTGTACTTATAACTTCTATTTTTATCGAATAATAACATTCACAAGATATTGTATAAATTCCTGATTTTGTAATTTCATTCGTTATACTGTAATCTGCATCATTTACTACACATATTTTCTCATCTGTCCCCTGAGAACTTAACTTTCCATAAATTTTTATATCACAAGAGCCTTCTCCTGATATTTGAATTTTTAAAATATCTGCTTTTTCTATTTTTATATCATACGAATCACATAATATATTTTCTGGAGAATATAATATATTTTTTCTAATATTGTCACAATTCTCATCCCTTTCTATCTTATTTTTTATACAAAAAGAAAAAGATGAGAAATCTCATCTTTTATCATTCTATTATTCGAACATAATGGCTTTCTACCAATCCTAAATCATAATCATAAACAAAAGCCTGTGTTCTTTTTATTGGATTAACATACCCAGATCTTTTATGCCAAGCATCTGTCCCACATAATGTAGGAGCTTGTCTAATATAGACACCTCCACCTTCTTTGACATCCTCACAATGTAAATGTCCTGTAAACCAAGTATGTTCTACTGTCTTCCCCCACTCTTCAGCGGCTTCAACTTGCATTAATGTATATATTCTATTTTTTTCTTCACTATTATGCGTAAATCCAAAAAGATTCGTTCCAAATGTATAATATTTTCTTGGTAATGGACTTGCACAAATTGTAACATATGTATCATTACGATACCATGCTTTTAAATATTGTGCAGCGTAGTATTCAGTATATGTACTATGATTTCCCTGTACTAATGGAACTATTATATTTATCCCCATTGTTTTCAAAATTTCAATAACATCAATTAATGTTTTAACACCTTCCTCAAACATTACTGAATATCTACTATCATTATCTTGTTTTGTATTTCCAACAGTATTTCCTGTGGGTTCTGAATTAAAATAATCTTGACCTATAGCAAAATAAATATTATGAAAGGACCTTCCTATAAAACGATTCTTATATTCATATATACTATCCATAATTCTTTTTTTAGCTATTTTATAATCATAATTTTCCCCTGATTCTGAAGAATGAGCTAATTTAGAAAAATGGACATCAAAGAAATTCAAAACCATACATTCATCTTTATTACTAAATTCTAAACCATTATCATAAAATGGAATTTGATATTCTCTATCCATTTTTTCAAAAATTTCCTGAACTTTTTCTATAGAAATTTCCGTTCGTGGTTTTACTGTAATTTTACTGCAATATAATGTTTTAAGTCCATTTTTATTGCTATTTTGATGCCACATGGAATTTTTAGAATTAACTAATTCCCACATATCATTATCATATCCATGTGCTTCTAATAACAATTTTGGAGTTTTTATTTGTTCTTCACTTAATTGTAATAACGCATTACTCGTCTGACTACCATCAGCATTAATTGAAATATCTAATTGTTGAACAACATCTTTCACTGAATCTAAAGACTTATCTAATTGTTCCATTTCTTTATCTATTAAATCTTTACGATATTCATTTAAAAATTTTCTAATACCTAATAGTTGTCTTTGAGCATTATCATATGACACATTATCATTCTCAAATAAACTCTTAAATATATGTAAAATACCATATTCTTTAATGTTTTCATCTGTCACAATTCTATTTGCAAACTCTAAAAAACTTTCTTTTTTATCTTTTAACATATCATTACTCATTATATTATTCACCAATCCTTTTATCCTTTTTTTATTTATTAAAATTTGTTATGTATAAAATACTTTATACTACACTTATTATAACATATTTTTTATTAAAAATCAACTATTTTTCTTATTTTATACATAAGAAATTTTAATATCATTTTACCTAATAAAAACTGAGTTTTATATATTTAAAAAATGAGTGAGCCATCTCTGACTCACTCTAATTTTCAATATGCATTAATTACTTTGAAGCATCCTTAATTGTTTGTGAAAGTTTGAAATATGGATATCCACGTCTCTCAGGAACATCAATCTTTTCACCTGTTCTTGGATTTCTACAAACACTTGCCTCTCTTGTCTTACCACCAATTGTACCAAACTTAAATTTAAATGAATCTTCAGTTGTTACCACATGTTCAACCTCTTCTTCAATACCTCTAAGTACTTCGGCTACATCCTTCTTTGTAAACTTAACTCTTTCTGCTACTGCAGATACAAATTCATCTCTCTTCATAATCTTTCGTCTCCTTTTCAACCTTTAAAAATTTTTATTATATTTTTCGTGTTTTATAGGAGTGACACCTCTCCAATGCATATGGTTTAATGTCTCATATGCGACATAAGTAAAGAAATACTTTTCTTTCCCTTTCATAACTTATAAATTCCCTAAAAAATAAATCATAAATCGATTTTCCCTATATAATCCTTGGGTAAAATGTGATTTTACATTTTCTCAAAATCCGAATTAGTGCTGACCACAAAAGGCTTTTCTTTAATTCTTAATTGTCTCATGGTTTCTGTTTTTTTATTTCTTCTATATACTTTATAACAATCTGGACATCTGTATTCCTTTTTATTATTTTTGGAAGAAGTTTCAAATTCATTTCCACAATCACAACAAATTACTTTTTTTATTTGTTTATCTTTTGGAACAAAATGTTCGTTTTCAATTTTAGCACATTCTTCACAATATTTACGATTAGTCACTTTTTCAACAACTTTCCCACATCTTTTGCAAGTAATAAAACCTTGTGTTATCTTCCAAAATTTATCTCCAAAATCATATAAATCTTCAGTAGTAAATGTGTATTTCATATCTTCAGGATTACTACTTCCACAATAAAACTTATATATGTATTCTTTAGGTTTATCATCTTTTATTTCTGAAAAAATACTTAATTCAGGATCAGCAATAAATAATAATGTCGAACATTCTCTATACATCTGTACATACCCTAATTCTTCCATTCTATTAAACATACTAAATGTTGAATAATTTTTTGGCATAGATGTATTATTTCTTAAAAACATCTTATCTGTTCCATTATCATATATGTATTTAATTTTAGATTCATGTTTACTACATCTGTTTAAAATATAACCTACATATAATGCAAATAAAAACTTTAATTCATTTTTCTTTAAGTTTTGATTAATAAACCAATCTATAACTCCTTGGGTCATTTGTATAGATTTTATTTTTATTGGAACAAACTCTTCATTCCAATTCTTATCCATTATTCTATTGATTGTGTTATATTGTAAATCATGTACATACATTGGTACACTCTTTTTACACTTCTTTATAAGTATTTCTTTTACTTCTCTTTTTTTAAGATCTGGCTCTAACGCATGTTTCCATCTTACAAATAATGCAGCATCAGATCTCCAAGTATTAGGGTCTCTGAACCCATACTTTATATTATCTTCGATGTATTTTGGAGTATCAAAAATTCTTAGCATGGGTTCACTTCCTCATCTTTATTTATATTCACATCTCTTACACTAAATTTATCATTATAAAAAATAATATCTCCATCATTATCTAAAACAGGAACTCTTATATTTCCATTACTTTTATTAAAACAACGTTCATATAAAATATCTCCAACTAATTTCCACAACAATCCTTTATCCCAACTTCTCTTATCTTCATAAAAAATCTTCAAAAGATAATTACATAACTCACGACTATCTGAAGTCCCTTCTTCAAGCAATCTGTTTCTCATTACTTCTATTTCAAGCTTCTTACCATTAGTTACTTCGTTATCAGATTTGACTCCTATTTTCTGATTTTCTCTTAAAGAATTAGCAAGTTTATTAGATTTTTTACTTAAACTAAACATTTTCATTAATTCAAAAATTTTCTCATATGTTTCTTGTTTCCATTCAATATTTTCATCAAAAAAATACATATAATCAAATTTAGAATCATCTCTTATATTTAATTTAATTTCAAAATTAGCATTTTCTATATGTTTACATAATCTATTCATTTCACAGTCAGACATAATAAGTCTTGTTTCTGAAATAAAATGATTAATTAATTTCTCTTGTTCCTCTGTTATATTTTCTATATTCATTAATTCTTTTAATGTTATTCCATATCTCCTACGAGACTCTTTATCAAAACTTTTATAAGCTGTATTATAGGTTGTTTTACAATCTTTATATAAATACTTAAAAAAGTATGGTTTTCTATCTGAAAGAATAGAATTATAAAACTCTTTTTCTTCTCTTTCTTGTTCTGTGTCAGTCTCTTTTATTGGACGAAATGTTTTCCATATTTTAGCTATTGCTTTTACTTCTTGTCCAATTTTTGTTTTATCTCATTTACATACCGCTATTTTCATAGTACTTTAACACTCATATGAGTCGGTTTTGACTATATCTTAATCCTAAATAATTAGGATTGTGGCACTTCGATTTAAGGGGGTTTCACCCAGAAAGGATTTTCACCTCTCCCCTACTCCTATTGAGGAATTCCACCTCCATTTGGGATAGTCGATTAAGTTTCTAATTTCTACATGGTGATTTTTTAAAAGGAATAGATTTAACTAAATCTATACAATCAATATACTTCTGATATTTTCTATCTAAATATATATTAGCATCTTTGTATAAAAAATTTAAAAATTCTATACAATCATCTCTACGAGATAACCCTAATCTAAAAATATTTTCATTACATTCTTTAGCATGCCAAGTATCAATTTTGTAATGTGGAAAATTTTCTAAGATAATATCTTTAATATCATTAACTATTTCAGAAGAGCCAATATAATGAACTTCATATGTATGAGAATTATTTTGTCGTTCATAAAAACCAAAAGTTCCATCTCCATCCCATAATCCTCTTAAATAATCTCTTACGAATTCTTTTGGTATTTTTTTATAATCAACTTTCAAATGTAATGTTTTATTTGGAACTAAACCATACGAAATTAAATCATTAATAATTTCTTTTCCATAAATCCTTAAACAACACATCTTAGCAATACCTTGATTACCTTGTGGGAAAACAACATTTTCTTCTTGATATGTGATTTTTGAAGTTATATTCATAGTTTTTTTTACTTTTTCTAAGATATCTACATCTGTATATTTTAATCTAATCGTAGCATAATAACTATTATTATAATTATAAATATTTCCATCAGATGCTAATAATCCAAGTATGTATGCTTTTTCAGAAGTATTAATGTTTTTAAAATAATTAATATCAGGACAAGTTTTACTTAAATGCCCACACCCACAAGACTTAACTCCTCTTTTTTTACTATTCACAGGTAAATCATCACCTTTTACAATATGTGTGTTTCCACAATCACACAAACATTTCCATTTTCCTTGTCCTAAATATTCTTGACATACTAATTTTCCAAATCTCATATTCGTTCTATCAATAAAATTATGAGGTCTATATCCTTCTTTCATTTTACCCTTTTTCACCTCCTTTTTAATTTTTACAACCACCAAAAAATAGCTTACCACAGGATTTTCATAGATTAATAAAAATCCTTAGAATCCCCTGTTAGCATAATTTCTAATCGTCATTTCCTACGATTCCTTACCGTAAATTATACACCCTATATTTATAGGTTCACCACTAATTTTTCATATATGTTACCATATACGCAGACAATATTTCATCTGTCTTGACTGACCTGCACATACCATCTTTAATCTATCTTCTAATAATCTTAACTTTCTTAAATCAAGTTCATCATGATATTTATTATATCTATCTCTATAATATGAAATTAAAGATATAATACTTGTTCCATGATTCGTAAGAGGACCTATTAAAGAACCAAAACTTTTTTTATCAAAATTATATAAATCTGTTTCTGTAAATAACATTTTCTTTGGTTTAGGAACATCATATGTTACTGGTTTCTGGTTTTTATAAACACATCTAATCATTACTGGATTAGATGTACTCGCACAAATATCATAGTCAAAATCTGCACCAGACCAAAGCATAACACTTTCATCATGTATATTTGTATAAAATCCAGTATAACTATATTTAAACCATTCATCAATATCATCATTCCAAACTACATCCATTAAATGACATTCACTAAAATGAGTTAATGGAGACCTTTGTGATAAAATTTTATGTTTATCTTTGTCTTTCCAAAATTTACTATAGCATTGTCCTGCTTTTAATAAACCTTTTACTTTCATTGGATCTCTATAACAACACCACTCCATAAAAGCATAACTGTCTGGAATAAGAACCTGAAAATTTCCTTCAACCAAAATTTTTCCTATACAAGCCTGTTCTATTCTTCTTTCAATACAATCTTTAATCTTTTGCTTTGTATATTTATCATTGAATAAATTAGGATTGCATATTAAACTTTTTAACCAATAATTATCACTGGATTTCATATAATTCTGCATCTTTCTCTCATTCATACTATCTCCAAGCATAAACAATAACGCATAATTATAATCTCCAGAACAAACACCCTTAAAATAATTAACAGTATCTTGACATAATTCTTCTATATCTTCATCTGTCATTTTTAAGGTTTGTAAAAATTGATAATTGGTAATAAGAACTCTATCATCTTGTTCAGGTGTAAAACGAGTCACACCCCAAAATAAATTATTTTTCTTAATATTATTTTCAAAGACTTCTTGAGATGGAATCCATTCACCATCTTTTTCATATCCAAAATGATCGAACATTTTAACTTGTCCTTCAGTAAGAATAACATCAATCTCTCTTAAATCAACATTATGTCCATAAACATCTTTAATAATATAATTTTCATTATTCTTTTCCTTACAAAATTTAAGAAAATCAAAAGTACATAACATGCCTTTTGTAAAACTTTGTCTAATACAAAATTGACAAGCAATATATCCTTTATCATCTTCATTTTCTGCATTAGGATTATAAATACCAATATCTATACTCCATTGTTCAGCCATTTGAGGACTAATTAATCCATTTCCATCAAAACGATTAAACTCCACATCAATAGTTCTTTCATCAAGAATATCATCAGAGAAATCATCTGTAGTAGTTACAAAATCAACCTTAACTCTATCCATCTCACAATAATCTGGAATAATACAAAATCTTGGATATGTTACTTGTTTTGTAGCAGATGAATACAACCCAAAATAAGCATTAAATTTACTTGGAGCCATCGGCTTATCCATCTTTCGTCCATTATTAAGAATATCCTGCATTTGTTGTTTAAGTTCATCTTTTATAAAAACAACAGTATTTACTCTTGCCTGAGAAGCAGAGCAAGACAATCTCGTATATTTATCACCATTAAATTTAAATCCTCTTTTAAAGAATAAATCATAATCTTTTTCTTTTTCTATCACCACAGTGATATATTCGGGTATAAACATCATGTTATAAATATTATTTTGTAATTGTCTTATTCGTTCTTTGTTTTCTTTAGAATTTTTTCGTCTTTTAATAATATCTCGTTCCCGATACCAATCTTCCAATTTTTCCAAATCAATTTCATGATTTGTTAATTGTCGAATAGTTCTCAACATTTGAGAATCAGCTAATGAAATTATATTATTTGCCATAAGTAGTTCATAGAAATTTTTATGTATATCACAGTGATTCTCAATAATAAAACTACTCTTTAACTTAGCTGTATAAAATAATCTATTGGGCATATAATACCCTCCATTTCTTTTAGTAGTTTTATTTTTACAATATTCAGTTGTAAATGTACATACTTATAGAAAAAATTATACAATTTTTACTACGAAATTAATCCAAAACCAATTCTAAATCAGTTACATGAAAACTCCATTTTACTTCATTTTCATCTTCTTTAAACACAACTCTTTTAGAATCATCTGGAAACTCTGGGTCTCTTTCACAAGTAAATATATCATCCTTATGTTTTTCAACCCAATCAACATACCTGTCAGAAAGTTCTTCTTTTCTTTCAAGAATTCTATCTGTCTTGAGCTTAACCTTAGTTCCCTCAGGTAATTGTTCTACAGTTACATCTGCAATCTCAAAATTTATCATTTCAAGAAGTTGATTATAACTAATCTTTAATTTCTTAGCCAATGCTCTTTTATCTTTTCTATTCATTTTACGAATAGCAAGAATTTGTTCATATTGGCTCATTTGTTGTGAATTATTCATTCAAATTCACCTTCTTTATTATGTATTTTATTATTACTTTTCTTCTATCTTTGTTTCGTCAGCATTACCTGGATCAAGGGGAATTAGAAGGGATAGTAATTATCCCACGTGAACGCATCCATTTGCTATTGTTCTACGATTTTCAGGAGTTAATTCAGCCTTTTGTCTGACCGTTTAATTTCATTGTTCTCCCACGCTGCAACCTTTCACCCCATCTGCAGTGAGCGTTTTTTAAGAGTATTCTACGTCTCTCTCATGATTAAATTTGAATTTATTGTAACATAATATTTTATGAATGTCAATAGATTTTTATACATTTTTTTATCTTTATTCAATATACACAAAACATATAATAAAATTCTTCTTTTATTTGTTTAATATTACACATAATCCTCAAAATTATTTTCTAAGTCCCATTCTTTTTTAAACCAATCAAGACATTCTCCAATGTCTTTCCAATCATTAACTATGTATAAATCTTCCCTTATGTCTGGTACAAAATTGTAATCTGTATCTATAAAATTCTTTACAAGGACCTTTGTTTTCGCATTTGTGTTTAAATTACAGTAAAAATCATCAATCTGTATTCCATTATTCATGTCAACAATATTTTTTTCTTGACCAGGACCTATATGTATTAATTCTATATCATATCCCAATTTTTTTTCAAGTATCTTTTGCTTTATATTAAAAAAATTAATCGTTCCTTTTGTAATAAATATCCAATTAAAATCATTTTTTCTCTTTTTATAATACTCTACAAATTCTTCAAAAAATTCAACTTCATTCACAAAGTCTTTTGATTCAACATATTTAAAGAAATCTTGAAGTTCTATATTTCTATCAATACTTTTAAAATTATAATCTTTTAAATTATAAAATGTTTTATTAATATTATGTTTTTTACAATAATGAGTTATAAAAGCTTCTGATGTTCTTAATACTACTCCATCTATATCTACATATAATGTTAATTTATTTACATCTCTTTTATTTAATCCTGTAGCGAAATCCATATCCCTCACCTCTTTTCTTTTAGATTGTGTTATTCTTGTAAATAACTTAATCTTAGTATAACATATTTTATAAAAATTGTCAAGTGTTTTTATTAAATATTTTTATAATTTTTGTTAATTAAAAAACATCTGTTATTATTATTTCTATTTTCTATAAAGTATGTCTTATTCACTTATTATCTCAAAAATTAAAGTTAGCAATCCTATGACAACATATAGGAACTGAAATATACCCAAAGTGGAAAAATCCCTATGTAGCATATTGGAAACCATAAAATTTTAAAGTGGAATTTTCCTATACTCTTTTTAGGAACTCTCCCCACAGAATAATAATATAATAAGAGAACAATAAGAAAATAAAAAAAGAATAATAAAAGAAAGAGCCTCAGAAAAGAAAATCTTCAAAATGAAAAAAAGAGGGACAATGGTATTCTTCGAATCCCAAAGTCCACTCTTTTAAATTTCATTTTTTGATTATTCTTATTCTTGAGACTCATAAAAAAATTTTTTATTTTACTATTGACATTTATAAAATTCTATGTTATAATTTAAATTACTAAAATTTTAAAATATATTTTTAAGGAGTGATTTAAATGTATAATATAAGTATTTCAAAAAAATACATAGAAAATCCTGAATATAAAAAAATGCTTCTTGTGTTTTTATATTTATATCAGATTGAAAAAAGAAATGGAGATATTGAATTTTCAATTAATGATATTATTGATTATTGGGAATATCAAAGAACAAATAAAAAAGGTGAAATACCTGATACATTAAGAGATTGTTTAATTTCTCTACAAAAAGAAAATTTCATTGAAACAGATTGTGATTTAAGTAAATTAGCAAATGCTGAAAAAATAACAATTCGATTTAAAAGAGATTCAAAAAATAATTATTCTTGGTTAAAAAATAAACAATTTGTTATTTTAACTGATGAAGAATTATTAAAATTAAAAAATTGTAAAAAACAATATGGTGTTTATGTTGATAAATTAGTTTCATTATATTTGTTAATAAAATCTTTTATGAATTTTTCTGATTCTGTGCCTAATTGTTATTGGTATCATGAAAGAATTATGGAAATGAATAAAATTTCTAAAAAAACTTTTATGAAGATGCTTGATGTTTTACATAATGTAGGATTGTTATATAATTATAAAATGTATTATACGACTAATAAAAAAGTTGTAAAATATATGCAAGTTTATACAACTTTGAATTGTGACAATAATTCTCAAAATTTACAATTATTAAAAAACAGTGTAAGTTCTAAAAAAATTGATTTTAATGGTTGGTATTACATAAAAAATTAAAAATTTTTTATTTTACTATTGACATTTTTTAAAAAATATGTTATACTAAGATAAAATAAAAATAAAAGAGGTGATATTTATGAATGAAAACATTTATAGTATGACAAATAATTTATTAGATTCTTTATTTGACGAAGCAGATAAAGGAATTATCTCAAATTATACATATAAAAAACTAATAGATACTTTCCCTAATGATTACAAAATTGATTTATCAGAATTTAAAAAAATAATTGATGAAATATATGAAAAACAAATTCAAATACAATCAAATATTTCTAAAAATAATAAAATTAAAACAACAATAAAGAAAATAAACAGACCCTTAATTATTAATTTTATTGGAGAACCAGGAGCAGGTAAATCATGGGCAAGCTGGTATTTATCAGCTAAATTAAAACAGAATGGATTTAAAGTTGAATATTTACCTGAATTCGCAAAATCAAAACTTTACGAACATTCAGAAAAAGTATTTACTTGTGAACCTTATATATTTGGAAAACAATTATATAAAATGCATTCAATGTCTGATGAAGTTGATATTATTGTTACTGATAGTCCTATAATTCTTCCTCATTTTTATGAAAAAGATGAACAATCTAAAGAATTATTAAAACAATTAGAACTATATCATTTTAATCAATTTAATAATCTTAATATATGTTTAATGAGAGATCATGATTATAAACAAGAAGGAAGATTTCAAACAGAGAACCAAGCTGAAGAATTACATAGTGAAATAATGAACTTTTTAATGGAAAATCATATTAATTATTATTCCTTCTTTACTTCTCATATTGAATCAGAACATTTTTGGGAATGGTTGATGGAAGAGATGGAAGGGAGATGATATTATGAACAGTAAAGGACATTTATTTATTTCAATTGCTAAATCAGGAATTAGAATTATTTCATCAGTAGTTGCAATATTTACAAAAAGTATTACTGTATTAGCATCAGGTATTTTAATTGCTGAAATACTTGGTATTGCTGAAGAATTAGTTGACAAGAGGTAAATAATTATGAGTGATAAAATACAAGTAAATAAAAAACTATCAGAATTAAGTCTATATTTTCCTTTAAATGAATATTCAATAATTGTAAAAATTCCTTGGTATGAACCTAAAACAAAGGAATATAGTTGGAAAAACTTAAAAATAACATTAGAATCAAATAATCACTCTCAAAAACAAATATATTATTATATTTTAAATTGTTTAAACAACGATAAGCCAATTGATTTTGCTGAAATGGGTGTTGATGTTTTTTCAATAGCTGAATTAAATAATGAAGAAGGTGATTATATATGAGAATTTTTTCTATGAGTCTTGGTTTCAATACAGATATTAAAGATTTTAAATTATTTTGGGATATAAAAAATGATAATGATATTAATAACAATACTTATTATATTAAAGTAAGTAATAGCAATTATGTTATTGATGATTTGACAAAAGATGAAATATGGAAAATTAATAATATTTTTAATAAAGAAGTAAATACTGCTTTATTTGGATATGTTGATTTTGATGATGTAATAACACAAGCTACAGGAAGGATAATTATATAAAATGAATAATAACATAAATAATAAAAAACTTATTTTATTTAAAGCTAAAGTTAAAGATACCTTTGAAAATCAAAATTTACAATACGAACCTAATACTTGGGTTGTGGGATATTTTTTTGGTATGGATACAGAATCAGAAAATCATTCATTCATAATTCCACTTGGTAAAAATATTAATTCAGGAGTTGAAATTCTTCCATATACATTATGTGAATTTACAGGTTGGGTTATTTCTCAAGATATTTACTCTGGTCCAGATGAAGGTATGAATCGAATACCATTAGTAGATTATGTATTTGATGTTGCTAATCAAGATAATATTGATATATTATCTAAAGTACATATTGACAAAGATACTGGTATTGTTAAAGCTATTATTACTGAATCAGAAATAGTTGAAAGTGTTAGAAAAGATAGGTTTGATGAAAATAAATATATTGATAATATTACTTTAGAATTTATTTTTACTAATGATATTTTAAAATCTGATTATGGTATAGCAATAGTTGAATATGGACATTTTTGCGATACTGACTATTATGATGAATTTGAAGATCCTTACGAAATGAAAGGATATTATATACAATATTTACAACTTGCAGAAGATAATCCTTCTGGAGATAAAAATGCACAGTCTACTATTTATCCTTATGCTTTCGACTATTTTACAATAGTGGATAATGATTTTAATAAACATTTATATGAGGAGATTTAAAAATGGATAAAAAAGAATTATGTAAAAGATATAATGAAGGAGAAAATTTTGACTTTTTATTCTTTTGGCATAGCAGGTCATATTTATCTAACTGGTATCCTATTGAATTCACAATAGACAATATAACGTATTGGTGTGTAGAACAATATATGATGGCTGAAAAAGCTCGACTATTTCAAGATAATGAAATATTAAAAAAGATTATGTTGAGTGATAATCAAAAAGAAATTAAATCATTTGGCAGAAAAATAAAAAATTTTAATCAGGCACTTTGGGATTTAAATAAAGAAAATATTGTATTTACAGGTAATCTTGCAAAGTTCACTCAAAATGAAATTTTAAGAAATTATATTATTTCAACAAAAGATAGAATATTAGTTGAAGCTTCTCCTTATGATAAAATTTGGGGTATTGGATTAAGTATAGAAAATGATAATGGTAAAATAAAAAATCCTACCAATTGGAAGGGTTTGAATTTATTAGGATTTACTTTAATGAAAGTTAGAGATACTATTATCAATAATGAAAAAATAAAAAATAATTTTTTAAAAGAATTAAAAGAAAATATTTAAAAAAAGAAAGAAGGAATTTATTATGTTTTTTAAGACAAAAGAAAAGGATTTTATTGAAAGTAAAAAGGCAAAGTTGGAATTTTTGCAAAACAAATCATCATCAGCTTTAGATTTAGTTACAAATACAATTAATAATCTATCTGATATAAATGAAGAAATTGATAAAACTATTTTTGAAATTGAAGAAGCTAAAACTAAATTAGAAGCAACTGAAAATCATTTAAAAGAACAACAAGGTAAAAATTCAAAAATTATTACTAAATTTAGAGCATTGATTAGTGATGATGAGTAAATAACATAATTAAAAAATAGAAAGAGGTATTAAAATGCTTAGAGATGAATTAATGACAAAAAAAGATTTATATAAAATCTATGAAGAAAAATTTAATGAATTATGGTATGATGGGGCTAAAGAACAAACTTTTAATTGGATAAAGAGTAATGTTTTTTCTGATGGTGGATTGATTACTTGTTATCCTTATCATTTATTATATATGAAAGAAAATAAAAATGTTACAAATTATGATTTAGGTTATGATAATCAATACTATTTCTTCTATTTTCTAAAAAGCAAACTTTGGAATGAAGGAATTAATTTATTGGTAGATGAATATTGTAACTTTTATATGGCTATTAGGTATAATGAAGATAAATATAACGATATGTTTATCATTAGAGGAGAATTGAAATATATTAATAATATTGGTCTAACAAATATCGCACAATTTGCAAATATGTCTGTTTCTCAAGTTTATGAAAAATTTGTTGAACTTGATGCAAAAAGAAAACATACTTCAACTGATTCATCAGATACTAAAACATCAAAATCTAATAATTCTAAAAATAAAAAGAAAAATAAAAGAAGTTATAAAAAACCTATCATAATAGTTAATAATACAGTTGATGCAGAAATTTTACAAGCACATGATATTAAAGATTTTGATAATGATGGGGATGAAATTATTAAAGAATTAAAACAAAAATCAGATGAAGAAAAAGAAGTTTTGAAAGAGTTTTAATTGATGATTTTAAAGAAAGAAGGTGATTATCATAAGTCGTTTTTCTGGCAAGTGTGACCTGTTTGATAATATAGAAATTCATGATGGTCTTGATAATTTAATAAAAAATTCAAAAGTTTACATATATGAAAAACAACCTGATGGTACATATAATAAAAAACTTCTTCATTTTGAAAAAGAATCAGATATTGTTCCTTATTATGCTCATATTATTGGAATGGCTTATCATAATAACGCAGAAAATAAACATGTTATTCACCTTTCTTCTAAATCTTATCCTGATTCTCATGAAGAAGAAATGCTTGGATATCATTTAAAAACATTGATTCGATATTATAACTATTGTAAAAGAAAAAAGATTGAATTCAATGTAGATGATGCTCTTAAAAAATTCTCTGAGTGGACTCTTCAATATGATGGAGATACTATTAAAACACTTGCTCAACGTGTGAAAGAAAAAGGTAAAAAGGCTTCTATTGAAGGATTGAAACTCTATTTTTCTGAAAGATATAGAGAAGAACTTAGAGAAGAATTAGATAGAGTTTTGGAGAAAGAAAAACAAGAAACTCAATTAGAAAATGAATCAGAAAAAATTTTAGATATGTTTCGTTGCAATACCGAAAATATCATTTTAAATGATGAAAATGAAGATAAAAGTATACCAATGGAAAAATTGATAATTTATGTTGATACTGATAAAGTTGAAGAATTTATTGAACAAAATGAATTAACATATGTGGAAGGCGAATATTATAAATTTTAAAAATTATACCCTATAAGGTATAATAGGAGAAAATAAAAAATAAACTATACTTTATAGGGTATAGTAAAATTAAGAAAGAAGGAATTAAATTATGTCTTGCAATTGTAATAAAAATAAAAAAGAAACTTTTGATACTATAAGTTTAGATGATTTTAAATATTCGATTGATCATTTATATATTTTGCATGATTCCCAAGGTCTTGTTAAAGATTTACCTTTTATTATGGCAAAAAGCGTAACTAATAATCTTCATGCATCCCCTATGAGTTTCAAACAGCATTTTAAAATAATAATACCTTACTATACTTATTATGACCAGATTCAGGTATTTGCAGGAATTATAGATGATGGTAATCGTGTTAAATTGATTCAAACAGTTGATAACATTTCAGGTATTCAAGCAAATGAAGGATTAATAAATGAAAAATTATATTCATTTGATAAAAATGTTTATTCTGTTGATGCTATTTCTTATCATTATGAACGTGAATTCGATCCTCGTAATTTTATAAATTTTGGAGTTGTTGAAATTTCTACTGGAACTATTGAATCATCAAAAAACACTCAGGTGGAAAAAAATGGAAAATAATGTTATAACAATAAAAGCTCCAGAAAATAGTATAATTAGAGGACATAGAGCTAAATTATATCTGTTTGATGATATTGACCCTGAATTGATTGATTCTATTGATGCATGTATTAAAGAATTTGAAGTTAAAAAAGAACAGAAAGATGATATAGAAGGTTTGTATTTTTTGTCGAGTTGTGAAAATTGAAATTTTTTGAGGAGACGATTATTATGAAATGTATTTTAAAAGTTGGAAAAAATGAATATGATTACAATGATGTTAAACTTGTAATTTATAGTTGTTATATTAACGATAAAAATGATGTATTTGGAGGTCCAATATATAAAAAATATCCTGAAAATTTTAATGAATTCTATTTTGAATCTGCTGAATTATTTATTATAACAGTAGATAAAATTTTACAACATCCTAATGCAAAATGGGATTTAAATATTAACCCAGAGTTATTAGCATATGGATATGATGTCTTATCTTTATGTAGATTTAAGGATATGATTGATGATGCTTTTTGCTTAGATGAGTCTTCTATTCCTTACCTTAAATGTGTTAAAAATGAAGATGGAATAATAATTACTAAAATTGTTGATGTTGTGAAGGCTTATAATGTGTTTGTTGAAAATATGAAAAAAGAACTTAATGGTAAAGATAATAATATAATTCCTTTATTATCATTAGAAGCTTTAGATTGATAATGTGAGTTCATCTGTGAACGAAGTGAATAATGTAAGTTCATTCGTAAATTATATAAATAAATTTATTAAGAGAGGTTACTTTGGTAATCTCTCTTTTTTTTTGAGATGATTTATTCATCTCATTTTTGTTTATTAGAGTTTTTTGAATGATAGAGACGTAGAATCGATTTTTTGGAGTTGATAATATAAGTTGATGGATAGATGGAGTTGGTGAGGATTTGGTGTTGGATTGTTTGAAAAAGATTAAGATTTGAATGTGAGAGAGGTTTGAAAGATGATTTGTCTATGTTTCTTTTTGGAGGGGTTGTGTTTTGCAATCTCTCTTTTTTTGTTTAAAATTGTGGAGTGGGAGAAAAGGTAGGGTTTCTGGTGGGTAAAAAAATTTTTTTCAGAATTTTCAGTTTTGGAAATAGACTGGATATTATATGATATGTATAAAAAAAATGAATGAATATGTAAAGTCGAATAAATGAAACGACTTTAACGTATTCATTAATTAAATCCTCACAAAAGATGAGGTAGGTAAGCTTGACATCTTATCCTAATTAAATGTGAAAGTTGTCAGCCCGAAAAGGCAAGAAAGGAAAAATCATGAAAGAATTTACAATCACAGACAACAAGATTAAAAATACAACTAACATAGTTGTAGAAAGCCCAGAACAATATCAAGTATTCGAAATGGATACCGAGTTGTTTAATTTTATATTCGAAGCTTTTTTAAAAGCTGACGAAGAAACAAGAATGAAAGTTCTTGAAAATTGGGCAAAAGACATAACCTATGAAATGTTCGAAGAAGAACCGAACATAAAAGAAGAACTGGAAAAAATACAAGAAGAGGAATATAAAAAATTCCTTGAAAGTGTATCTTTCGAATAAAAAAGGGAGTTAAAACTCCCTTTCTCTAATGCAGCCTATATTGACGAGTATAGAAGGTCACAAGCCCTTGTAAATGCAGAGTGGAGAAAAATAAAAATATTTAAATCCTCAAGATGAGGTCAGTGGAGATAGTATCAAGAGCTGAGGAGAAAGTTATGAAAAAAGGTTTATTGGTTGCAGGGTTAGTAGTAGTAATGACATTGGGTTATACAGCCTATAGTAAAGCTCATACAGTTAGAAATTGTAGAGTTATTCAAGAAGCTGATAAAGTAGTTACAGTACTTCATCCAAATGGAGAATACTATGATTTCTTTGCTTATGATAGTAATCTATACAAAGAAGATACTATAATAAAAGTATCTTTTAATGAATTAAAGCTTAACAAAGAGGATTATACTGTTAATTCAGGAAATCCAAAAGAAGTTTTAAAATCTATAGAAGATGTTGAAAAGCCTGTATTAGAACAAAATCTTGTTTCTATAGAAGATGTCGAAAAGCCTGTATTAGAACAGGAACTTAAGCTTGTAAGTATCAAAGATATTAACGAGTAAAATTGATGTTCAACTTTTAACTAATCTAAGTGTATCGGGTTAGTTAATCGTAATTGGTGATACACAAACAAGCTTTACAGGTAAAAATACTTATAGGAGGAAAAAATATGGCATACGATATTGCAAACGGAATAAAAAATGCCCGAAAGAAAATTGGTTTTACTCAACAAGAACTTGCCGATGCTTTAGGTATCACAAGAGCGACTTTGTCGAGCTATGAAAATGGGAAAACAGAGCCAGATTTCATATTCGTTATAAAATTTGCTCTCCTTACAAAAAAATACACTCCTGATGATATTATCAGGAATGAAATTTATTAAAGGAATGAGGCTCAGAAATGAGTCTCTTTTCTTTTATTAAACTTTATATAGTTAATTTTATATAGAGTTTAGTAAAAGGAAAGAGATTTCCTTTAGTCTTATATGTCTTGAGCATATAAGCAAGGTTATAGTAGTTGTCGCTATAGTCGGAACCTTTGGATATGACAACAGAAGGGAGGTATTCACTATGATTAATAGTGTAAGTACCAAAGAGTATATCTTTATAAATCAAGAAGAATTCAATGACGTTTGTAGAGTTGGTCTTGATCAAGCTGACTTTGCAGTAGTTAATTCATCTTCTCATGGCTTACTTATGTTTTGTCATGGAACAGAAGATGGATATATTCTTCTTGATGATGAGGAATATACTCTTGAGGAGCTATCAAATATGATTGGTAGTAATATTCATCTAAAAGTAGTATGTTGTTATGGTTCAAGAATAGCATCATATGAAGATGAATACACAACAATTGAGCCATTAATTTATTGTGATGGTGAAGTTGATGTTGATACCAATTATTATGCATCATTAGGATGCTTGGTAGTTGCTCCTCAATAGGAGGTAAAATGGGGTTGTAGGTTATCCCCTTGAACGAAAAACCTTCATTAAATCCTATATTAGTGTAATATAGGTTAAGAGAAGTAGTGCTTATCTTAAGTACATAACTACTTATTTTAGTAGTAAATTGATTACTTTCTTAGTAATCTTTTGAGCTTTTCTTAAGCTCCTATAAAAGTTTTAGACTGTGGGGCGAAATGGGTAGAAGTAGTAAAACTCAGAAGTGTAAAGTTCATATAAATCTTTACTATATAGGAACTTTTTCTGGGTTTTACTGATGTGTGGAAAGGAAGGAATAATTATGAAAAAAAGAACAACACCATCAACAAGAGAAGAATTTGTCGCAAGACAAGAAAAAAGAAAAGCCGAAAAGAGAGAAAATATAAAAATATTTTTTGAATTACTCTCTTTTGTCGGAGTATCATTTGCATCAATATGGATACTATCAGCCATAGCAATGATAAGTTAAACAAAAAGAGGAGTGAAACAACTCCTCTTGTCTGTCGTTCTGGTAAAAGTCCAGGACCTGATGATGGCATGAGCCGAAACAGACATCATTGGCAACAAATTTCGGACATTTATAGCAAACGACTCTGATGGTGAGTAAATATATTATAAACTATCAAGTGCTCAAAGAGCTGCATGGTTAGAGTTGACTCATTGGATAGGTGAGGGAAAGGTTAAAGCTATGAAAAAGAACATGAACAGAACACACAAGATTGTAGAAATGAACTACAGCAGAGAAACCAGATATGTAGGACCTTTAGCTACAGGAACTACAGATGATGTAGAATGGATTATTCTTAATCTTGGAACACATCCATGTACTTACCTCAATGTTAAGGGTACTAAATATGAGAATACTCATTATGATGAGATTCCATTAGATGTACATGGTGGACTTACTTTTAATGGTAAGTTAGATTATCATCCTGATGGAGTATGGATTGGATGGGATTATGCTCATTATGGAGATTATATGACATTCAATTATGCCTCTGATGGACATAAATGGACAACAGATGAGCTTATCAAAGAAGCTGAAGAAGCTGCTAAAAAGCTCTCTGAGTTATTGAAGTCAGATAATCGTCCTGTTATCATCAATAAGATTTCTAATACGATTACAGAGGAAATTAAATTAGATGGTAAAACAACTGTCTATGATGATTTGGGCAATGAGGAAGAGATGTATGCTCTTATTGAAAAGAGTTACAAACTTAATGTTCCTTTTGCTCCAGTACTTCAAGAACAAAAATTTAACAGCTTGGAAAAGGCACAAGAAATGGAATATCGTTTAAATATGATGAGATACAATATCTCAAAATGTTTTAAAGCGATAGGGTTTGGGTGGACAAATACAGAGCCTGCTGTTATATTGTGTTATCCAAACACAGATAAAGTTGATTTGTATTGGTTCGAAAAGAGTGACAGTAACACTCTTTGGGCAGAGAGATTCAGCACATTAGGTGCTGCTGTTGATTATATTGTTAATCATTATGGTGAATTAGAATACCAGAGATGGTTAACTGTTAATTCAGGTCAATCAACCAACAAAAAAGTATTATCAATTTCAGATTGGTTATTAAAAAGATAATAAAACAGGAATGGGTTCAGCTTGAACCCTCTTCCTTAAATCATACGAGTTTTATTGTGTGATTTAAAGAGGATATATTCCTTTAGAGAATATCTTTAGCAAAGACGGAGCAACCACCTCAGATATTGCTGAGTTGTCTCATTTTTACCTAAAGCGACTTGATATTCTTGATTACAATTTAATACTGATTAAGCATACGAGCTTTATCGTGTGCTTGCTTGAGTATTAAATTACTCTATACCTGATATAATTACAAAACTACATTTTGAGCATAGCTCAGTGTCATAGGTGTAGTCTTATGAGATGGGTACATAAGTTAAACGAAAGGAATGATTTAATATGACAACATTAGAAAAAGCATTGCTGAAAGCAGAAGAAGCTTTTGATAAAGCTTTATTTGAGGCAGCAGTGGAGGAACTTGTTGTAGAAAACAACAAAAAAGAAACAGAAAAAACCTCAAGACTTGAGGAATTAGAAACAAATTTAAGTGGCATCGATGAAGCGAGTCTTTTCGGAGATTTGTATGATGATTTCAAAGCATATGAAATAATGATGCTGTTTGAAGAAGAAGATAACCTTCTGGATAATGAATTATTTGTTAATCCAAATAAAGAAGCCAGAAGAAGAACACGTAAAGCAAATATTTTTCACAAATCTCGAAACATAAGAGGTAAAGATTACCTCAATTACGGCAAGAGCAAAACAGCAGGAAGAGATATCCGTTGGGAACGCTTATATAATGGTGGCAACGGAATACGTTCAAAGAAACGTATAGACGACAATGAAGAAGCTATGATGCGAGATATGTATTCTCCAGATCCATTTGAATGGCATGTTGATGAAGATGGTAGTTTATATCAAGAGTTCATGTTGACAGATGGGTACAAAGGTGAATACAGAGTAATTGAAGGAAAATGCTATCCAATAGACTATATAACAGATGAAGAACATTCTTTGTTCGTACAAGCCGCAAGTATGGATAGGTTTGGTAAAACAAACGAAAATGAATACATAGCATTAATCTATATCTTTTCGATATCTGATGATGGAAAAGGAAAAATTTCAGAAGTAGAGGTATTGCTTGAAAATAAAGGAGTAATATATAAAGGTAATGATTTTGAAAAAGCCAATACTCTTTTTGAATTATTGTCAGTTAAATAATTAAATACTGAAAATAGGAGAGGAACAATGCGGAATTGCGGAATAAATGTTCCTCTCTCTTTTTGAGTATTTAATACTCTAAAGAAAAAATAAACTCTTGTATGGGTTTCAATACATATCTTCCTATACGTATAAGGGTCAAGAAAGGAGTAATTGATATGAAATTTACATTAACATTAGAAAACGAAAAAGGTCCTACTATTGAAGTAGAAGCCAGAACACCAAAACTGGCTGTCAAAAAACTTTTTCCGAACGCAAAAGTGTTTTATAGTTTTGCAGGACCATATTATGTAAAAGTATCCGATGGAAAAACGTATTGTATTATGAGTGTAATTAATCATTAAATACTGAACAGAGAGCAAGAGTAAGATATAACATCACAAGCAACACATTATCTTGTTCTCGATTGAGTATTTAATACTCTATACTTCATAATAAACAGTCATTATTTGCGAACAAAAAATAATAAAAGATACAAGCAAGTGAATAATGATTTACCATTGGCTTGGTGGGGAAAGGAAATATATTATGAAAACAAGAGAAGAAAGAAGAACGAAGAGAGAATTAAAGGGAGTAATCAAAAGTTGGCTGAGAACTAATGGTTATAAAAAACGTTATTATTATGTTGATTCTTCTTACAAAAATAAATATATCCATATGCTTATAAAAAATAAGTATAATAATGATAATCCAGAATATATGGATTTTGTTGCAGAGATTGTAACAGAAGGACATTGTGGAGAAATCAAGGTTAGTACTTATTCTTTAGAGAAACAAGGTAGAAGTCATTATGCTTGCAATGATGATTGGAATGAAGAATATTATACTATATGAAAGGATGTATTGAAAATGAATGCATATTCATTATATTGTTATTTATCACTTAAAGACTATGATGGACTTTCTCAAAGAGATAAAGATTATCTTGATGGAAAGATATCAATAGAGGAATATTACTCAAAAGAGTTAAAATACTCTGATGAGAATATGGAGGTGATTTAAATGTACAATCCAGAAAGAGATGATAGTGGTTGGGCTACAAAGTTCGACTAATAAAAAACAAGAGGCACTTATGTAGTGTCTCTTTAAGCATATTAGAAATATAGAAATAATTTCTGATGTGTTTAAAGAGATATTATATAATATCTCAGCAAATTCAAAAATACACAATTAATATGCATAGTTGTGGAAGGCTATGCGTGTTAATTATTTGAATTTGTTTACATGGGAAATTGAAATGTTCACCCTTCAAAGAACTATTTGGTGTGGGAAATCCACCTTGTACATAAGATAAGGAGGTGAAAAAGTACAGTGGAACAGGAAGGACTCGGTGTGTTAGGTAATGTTGGCAATGTTTTAAAGAAAGACAAAACATTTTATCCCAGACAGCCTATGGTTTATTGTGAAATACTGTATGGGTTTTGTGAAAATCCCAGAGGGTTTAATGTTATAGGGCGATTAAAAAATAGAAAAATATTTTCAAACTGAATATTTTTAAAAATAAAACTCTATATAGGCGAAATTTCTGGATTTCCGCAGTTGACTATTGAAGTCAAGTTTAATATTATTAAGCTTTACTTGAGTGGTCAACACTCTAATATTTTACGAAAGGAGAATAGTTATGGAGAAAAACTATTCATTTGAGGGAAGAAGATTCCTCAGAGAAGTTCAAAGAAAAAAGAGAGAAAGGAGAAACAAGCGAATACTTGGGGTAATTGTATTTATTTCTATTTTAGCTTTATTAATCACACCTTTGTATGTTAAATCTAACAGAACAAGAGAATGTGCAATACATTCAATTGAAGGTAATACAATTATTATTAGACATCCTAATGACAAATTATATAGCTTCACAACAGACAATCCAGAACAATTCGAAGAAGATACAATGATAACTGTTATCTTTGATGAGTTGACAGATTGGGATAAAAACTATATAATAAAAAGTGTAAAATAAAAGGAGGAATATCAAATGATTAAATATGATATCGGTTCAATAATAAACAAAAAATGGGTAATTATATCCATTTTAAAAGTTAACAAACAAAACAAGAAAGTTCTTTGTTATAATATTGAAGATAATCTATTCAAAGAAGGATGGATTTGGGATTTCACAAGAGATTTGGTGAAATCAACTCAAAATAAGAAACCTGATTGTTATTTATCAAAATGCAATATTAAACAAACAGGAAGTCAATTAGCAGATTTACAATTTGAATATGCTCATGATGTATATTTCAATTGCAGCTATTTGTCAAGAGATGAATATGAATATCTAAGAGATATTAGAGAGGGATCATATGCAGGTGTTAACCATTTGCTAAAGACATTTGATTGGTCCTTATATTCATCAGGTCAAGCAAGGAGAAATAGTAAATTAGCTATGTTGATTGGTACTACATATAAACTCCTAATAGAAAGAGGTGTTTTGAAGTAGTTTATATAAATATAATGAAAAAGAGGTGATATTATGGATAACTATGAAATTATCAACAATAGAGGACATTATGAAATTTATTTTAATGGTGAATTCATTGGTTCTGAGGACACATATTCAGAAGCAGAAGAAACAATTAAGAAATCGAAAGGAGAAAAAAATGAAAACAGAAGTGATGATTAAAGAGGAAATGATAGTACATAGCATTAACTATTATTTATCAAAAGGCATGTTGAATTATGAGATTTGGAAAAATCTTTGTAATTTGTATGGGAAAGATACCATGGAAAATATCGGAAAAGATATAATTAATGAGGTTTGTAATGATGCAAGACTTGGATTTTCATCAAATATTGAAATGATTTAATTGTATTTTGTTGGGTGACGAATAACGTTAAGCATAATTTACATGAAAGGAAGTGATATTATGGTTAATCTAAAAAAGAAAGATGGCTTCCAAAACGAAACCATCTGGAAATTAGTTGTTGAGTCAGGATCGGTGACTCACAACGAGCATAAAAAAGAATTAGTTATTCCTGCTTGCAGATAATTAATTCTGACAGATATCGAGAGGACTCAACATCCTCTCTTTATCTTAATTTTATTATAACACACTTTAAAGAAAATGTCAAGAATTATTTGACAGTTTTCAAAAATATTTTTTAAAAAGAAAAGGAGAAATTAAAATGAAAGAATTATTATTAAAAGTTGAAGAAATGACAAAAATCACAGAAGAGCTTAAAAGAACAAAAGAGACAAGTCTTAAACAAGGAAAACAAATTGTAATTAAGAAATTAAACACATTATACAATCTTCTCAAACCTTATTCTGAAATTGCAAAATTAATTCCAGACACTGCAGCAAGCTATGATATTTCTATAAAAGATGAAAAAAATAATTTTGCATATTTAAATTATCATAGAAATGGTGCAGATTGGAATTTAAAAACAAGTGGTATATCACGAAATGTATTTTTAAATGATAAAAATATTACTGATAGTGATTATAGATATTTTGCAGTAACAACAAAAATTATTCAAAATATAAATGAAGAAGAAATCATAAAGAGAGTTGAAAAGAAAACAATTCAAATGTTTGAAGATTATATTAAAAGAACAACACAAGAAATTAATAAACTTAATGAAGCATTTGAAAGTTTTCAAACAAAGCTTTCAGCTACAACAATAACAAATATTCTTGAATCGTTATTTGATGCTAATAATGAATTTAAGAATACAGGAAATCTTGATTTGATTGAAATTATTTCAGGATATATTTCAACATTAGAAAATTTATTAAAGGGAGGTGAATAATATGAACAAATCTAAAAAACAAATTTATATGGTATATTGTTGTAATGTATTAGACCAACCATTACATGTAATTATGGCAACAACAAGTGTTACAAAATTAAAACAATTCATCATTAAAAAATTAAAGGAAGGAAATGAATATGTGTTTTATGGAAGTAATCGAGCATATTCGATAAATCAACAAATTGAAAATTTTAAATTTGACTTTAAAAATCATCATAGAAATATAATTAACGAAAATTTATATGGGTTAAAATATGATTATGTTTATGATGGTGAAGAACAGTAATGTATTTGACAGTTTTTGAAAGGAGAAAATAAAAATGTTGAAACTAAATTCATATGGTAAAGAATTCGATATTTATTTAATTCTTGATAACTATATAGAAAATGATAATTTATATGTAGGTATGATAACTACAAGTGAGGGTTATCCAGAGCCATTTGGAGATTTAACAGTTAATATTGGAATTAAATGTGAAGAAAATTATTCTTATATTGATGTTAATAATAATCCTAATATAATCCAATGGCTTATTGATAATAATTTAGGAACATCAACAGGAAATACAAATTGGAGTGGATATGTACAATATCCTGAATTTAAATTCAATATGGAAGAAATAAATAAACACTTATATAAGGAGGAACAGTGATATGGAATTCAAAAATTATGTTAATATTTATGAACCACTCTTAAATGGTGAATTTGGTGATACTGAACCACATGAATATCTATTAGAATCAGACCACAAGATGACGAATGAGGAATTTGAAGATATAATTTTTCAAGCTTGTGAAATTGAAAGATTTCCAAATGGTAATTTATGTGTCAATATTACTATTGAAAAAGATGGTGAATATTATGATTCTGAAGAAATATTTATAGCTGTAAATATTGTAAGAACAAATGAATTATCCGAATATATTGTATGGGATAAATGTCTTACACTTCCACCAATATATAAAGTTGATAAAGAAAAATCCACAATTGAAATTCTTGATGATTTAGAAAGGAGAAATAAAACAATGAAAACAAAAAGATTATACATTACAATGGGGTACACATTTGTAGGAACTACAGGAATCGATATTCCTGTTTCTCTTCTGGAAGGAAAGTCAGAGGAAGAACAATATGCAATAGCATATGAATATGCAAAAGATCATTTAGATGAAATTCCAGTGGCAAGTGATGCAGAATATGTTGAAAATTCAGATGAATTTGATATTGATGATATTGAATTTGATGATGAGGAGGAAGATGAAGATGAGTGATTATATGACAGTTTTTGGATGTACACCACAGAAGCATACAAGAACAGATTGGAAGGATTATTGGGATTTAGTATATGACACAGATGACCAAATGTTATTCATTTCTAAAGAATTATATAGATATGATTCTCCTGAAGAAAATAGAGTTTTTGATTTTAATTTAATATTAGAATTACAAATATTAGAGTTAGATTCTTCTGATGATGATGATAATGAAATACTTGTATCAAACTTGTATTTATATCCTACAAGAGATTATTTTCATATTTCTATTAAACAAGAAATCATGAAAGATTATTGTATGGGTGATGAGGATGAAATTCATATTACGGATTTGATGAATTATAGTCAATTTCCTATTCTTCATTCAGAACGTCCTGATTTGGATTTTAATACATTTGATGAGAATAATGAAGAAATTTCTAAATATTTATTATCTGCTTCAATAGTTGCTGAATGCACTGAACGATTAAGAGCTATATATTTAGATAAAGTTATGAATATGATAGGTACAACAAATTGGGATTTTTTAGATGGAATATTACATGGTATAGATCCATTTAAACAATCATTAGATAGAATTAGTAAACAAATGAAAGAAGGTGAAAAATAATATTTATCATTGTAACAAAAGCGTGTAGAGATAGAGTAATAAAATCACGTAAAAGAACCTCAGTCTCAAAAATACTTAAGAAAAATGGTTAAGTGACACCTAAAGACCACAGAAGGAGAAATATTATGATTACAAACATTAACGAATTCAGAAACATAAGAGAAAACACAAACACAATTATTATTCCACAAGAACAACCTATTTCAAGGATTATAACAAGAGAAAATACATTCTCAAATCTTGGAACACAAACAATTGGAGCTACATCAGTTGAAGAAGCATTAAATATTGGTGGATTGAATTATGAGGTCCAAAAACAACCAATATATCTTGCAGATGGTACAGTAATCAATGGGCAAAATGCAACTGTTAGAAATACAGATAATCATGTTTATGGTATTGTATCTGACAAATATCAAATTGTACAAAACAGAGATGCATTTGGTTTTATTGATGAAATGTCAGATGATATTAAATTTGAGAAAATTGGTGAAACTCAAACAGGTATGATTTATCTCATTGCTTCAATGGAAAAGATGAATATACTTGGAGACTCATATCAGCCATATTTGATATTTAGAAATTCTCATAATGGAAGATTTCAATTACAAGCAACAATATGTCCATTAAGAATTGTATGTCAAAATCAATTCAATGTAGCATTTAGAGAATCACCAAACACAATAACTATAAGACATTCATCTATGGCTGAAATTAGATTACAAGAAGCTACAAGAGTTCTAAAAGGTACTGCTGAATATATGAAAGAACTTAATAAACAAGCAGAATTTTGGGCAACTAATAAAGTATCAAATCAACAAATTGAACAAATTATTAATGAATTATTCCCTATTAATCAAGACATGAAAGATTTTCAAATTCAAAGAGTTGAAGATAATAAAGCTCAATTTATTAAAGCTTATAAGGCTGATGATAATGGCAATTTCAGAAACTCTATGTGGGGATTAATCAATGCGTATTCAGATTATATCACACATAAAGAACCAAGCAGAAAGACATCAACTGCGAAAGAAAATCAATTTGTTGCAGTAACCTTTGACCCATCTTTAATGAGTCATTTTATTCAGCTTGTAAGTAGAATAGCTGCTTAATTAAATTTATGACAGGGAGTTGAAATATACTCCCTGTTTTGTTATAATGAAAGGAGAAAATATTATGAGTTTAATAAATGAATTAAGAATAAAATCAAACAATGCTGATAATAAAAAACAAGAAGTTATTTCAGAAATCAAAGAATATTTCGATAATTATTTGAATAGTGACCAATTAGAAAAATTTTTAAGAGCAAACATTAAAGAAGATGATATAAAGGCAAGAAAAAAACTTATAATAATAGAATTTTGGAATTATGCTTCTGGATGTTCTACAACTAGTTTTTATTGTGCAGGGTTATATTGGTATAATCCAGAAAATAAAGAAGGATGGGAAAGTCATTATTATAAAACCATTGAATTAAGAAGCATTCAAGATGACGTTTGTGACTATTTAGAGAAGAAGTTGAGATTAAAGATGGAAGATTTAGGTTTTACGTTATTGTCTAAAGAAGATAAAAAAGGAAAACTTGAATATTTTAATAAACATTTTTATTTCGGATGGTAAAATATAAAATCAGAGATTTATTACTAAAATTTAGGAGGGTTTATATTATGAAAGAAAATAGTTTTGTAAATGACGATATGACTTTTGCAACAATAGTTGAGGAAAATGGAAAATTTAGAGCGTATTTTGATAAAGGAGATATGCCCTATACAGAACACTATGACACAAGAGAAGAATTAGTACGCTATTTGAACATTATCGGCTTTTATAATGAATAAAGCAGATGAAAGAGTGATTTTAAAGTAGAAAAGGAGATTGGGATTATGGTAGTTAAGTCAAAATATGAAGGTTATGGAGAAATTGAAGTTAAAACAATAGGGCACGACTATGATTTTATTGCACACATAGAAAACAATACAGATGATGTTTTGAAATTATTTATTGATGATTTAGAGGGTTGGTATTCAGAACCAATAGTTATTTTGCCTCATGATTGGGTGGGGTTGTTGGCAGACGAAGATGGTAGAGGTAAATTAGAAAGTATTATGAATGGCGATTTTAAAGTTGCTTAATGGTAATGAAATCGGAATTTGAAATTAGAAAGGATGTAAAAATATGAATAATAAATTAAAACCAGAAGAATTAAATTATGAAAACTTTAATATTTTTGTATTGGGTTATGATCTTCTACAAAAAGAATTGAATGAATTAGAATTAGATATAGATACAGCATTTTATGTTTGTCATAAAGTGTATAAGGATTTCTTATCATCTCTTTATAATGATGAAACAAAATCAGAATATACTTGTATGAGTGAATTTATAAATAATACGCATGATAATTATATTACTAATATATTAGATGAATATTATAATGTATCTAAAGATATAGAAGAAATAAAAGAAGAAACAGAACAGATAATGTATGTTCTTTCAGGATGGACGGAAGATATGCACTGTTCCGAAGTTTGGAGACGTGAATCAATCTGGATAGATACTCCTGATGAAAATAATTGGGAAAATATCATAACGGAATTTAATTATTATTGTCAACGTGCAAATTCATTAGGATATTATGCTAAGTATAATTGGTGTATTTCTCTCAGTCGATTAAAAGTTTGTAAGGATGGTAGTACTTACCCTGAATCACTTGTTTTAAAAATGAACAAATCGTTATATCAAAACTATAAAAATATAATGGATTATCCAATTACTCCTAGTATAAATATGCATTTATCTGGAATTGACGATAAGAATGAATGTTATAAATATGAATTAGTTGATTGGAAAAATGAATTATATTATGATAAAAATGGTAATGTTCCTCAATTTAAAACATGTGCAGAAGCTTGGAAATATATATTCCAAAATAATTTAATTAAATGAATAAGAGAGGTTTAATACCTCTCTTTTCAAATATAAAATATAAAATATAAAATATAAAAGGAGAGATAAAAAATGAAAACATTTGAAGAAATTATGTCAGGAATTACAGATCATGTTCATTATGCTAGAAGTGCTTCACAATTAATATCTTTAGCTCTGACAAAATTCGCTGAACAAATAAGTAAGAAAGGAGCAAAAATATTAAGTTGTTCACCGAAGTTGATTAAATTGAACGATGGTACAATTGAAAAAGTTATAGGAACATATTTAAAATATACCTATGATGAAGAAAATATTTACTTTATTGGATTTGATGATAATCCATTTTTTGGAGCAAGTGGATATATGACTGAATATAATGGAGCTTCAACAGGTTATAAAGAATTACAAATGGCTTATTATAAGGTTAATGAATATCTTGTAGAAAATGACAATATCCAACAATTAGTATCCAATATTTATAACTGTGAAACATATTTAAAAGAATTAAATAAAATTCATAGAGATAAAAATGTAAAAATAAAACAAGAAATATATTATTTTTAAGAAAGGATGATTAAAATGAACAATCAAAGGACAATAGAAGAAATTAAAAGTTATTTGATGATTCATTCAAGAGACTTGATAGATGTTGATACAATAATTAAACAAGCTCAAAATTGGGAAAAAGAATATGAAACAGAACTTAATCATCATATATATGAATATGCTTTATTAAGTGATTTCATCAATTCACCATTTATTCTTGAGGATGAAGATACTACAGAAATGATTGAAATAAAAAGAGAAAATGGATTAGTATTATATAAAACGGAGGAAAAGAATAATGATTAAATTAACAAAAAAAGAACAAGAAAGAAATGAACAAATTGCAAAAGATATTATTGAATTTGTTAAATCTATCTACTGTTGGACAGACATTTGCATATTCTTCAACAATAAGGCATTATCATCAGAAAAAGAATGGAATGTTTTTAAAGGAGAATTAATTTCTCCACCATTTGAAGATGATATTGGTACAGTAAATGGTATTTATGAATATAAAGACATTGATTCACCCAAGAACTGGACTGAATATGCTAATGAAAAAACAGTAACAGTTGTATTTGATAGTGACTTCTATGAATGGATAAATTATCATGGAGACATTTCAAAATTATTAGCAGTCTTAGAAAAATATAATGCATATTATGAAATGGGTGAAGCATTTAACTTCTCTATATACTTTAATTAAGAAAGGAAAATTCATAATGAAAACAAATAAAAACAAAACACTAATGGAAAAATTCGAAATCATGAAGGCAATGAATCTCATTATTAAATCAATGAATGACGAAATTCCATGTTGTGATGATTGGATTTATTTAATTCCTGATCAAGCAGATGATGACGAATTAATGATGTGTGCAGAGAATGAAGAAATCTTTAAAGATGCTTGTATCTTGTTTAGAGCATTAATTAAAGAATATGGTGAATCTGGTTTCTATATTGGAGAGGATGTGTATTAACTATGAGTTTATATAACAAAAATATAGATGTTTCTAATGAATCATTCACAACTTATAAACCATTAACAACTTATGATGAATTTTATCAAATATACAAAAAAGCTTATTTAAATAAATTTTATACTCTTTCTCATTTAGTTGAAAAGTTGAAAAGATTAGAAGAAGTTGAAGAAGAATGGAAACATCATAGAGACTATTATAGTTACAAGTGTTCTGTTGGAGCTTTAAAAGAGATTATAAAAGATATTCAAAATAATAATCTATTTAAAGGAGATGAAGAAAAATGAATTGTATAACTCTCTATGCAGAAGATTATAGAGTAGATATTTGGCAAGAGTATTGTGATATCTGTGCTGTTCCATATGAAGCAACAGAAATTACAATAGTGTTTAAAGATGAAAATATTTCGTATAACTAAAAGGAGAAATGAAAGATGACAAAACTATCAATACAGACAATAATTGATTACATTAAAAAGAATGGTGATCCAAATCCAACAAATGAACAAATTATGCATTATGTTGATGCTGAAAAATATCAAAATCAAATTGATGAAGCAGTTTTGAAGAATTATCATCCTGCTGATTTAGATAGATGGATTATTTTAATGAATTTATTTAATTTAGAAATCACATACGATACAGCAATGACAATATCAAATGCATTAGATGAAGATGAAATAAATCCAACCGATGTGTATGATTTAGGTCCTTCTTCTATTGAACAAAAAATATATAAACAAGCTATTAAAGATTATGATGAACTTGTTTATAAAGTAAGTAAATTTCATGACACTTTTGAAAATTTATGTATTTATTTAAAAGGTTATAATTATGATATGTATAATGGTCTTTTTGATTGTAACTATAAAACAATTAGAGCAACAATAAAACATAATTTTGCAAATAATTATTATCAAGTATGTATTGATATTGATGTATGGGATGATAAACATACAACAATGGTAAAAGAACAAATAACTATAAATGAATTAAGAAAGTTGGTGAATGAAAATGATTGATCAAAAAGTAAGTAGACATAAAATAGATGGTAAAAAAAGAGATTGTATCGATTTTAATTGTTTGATGTATGTTCATTATCCTGAACATTCTCCTGATGCATATATACAAATGACATATGATACATTCTATTATCATGCCTTAACAGGTGTTAAAACTCTTGCGGAAATTGCATCATATGAAAAAGTAATAAGAGGAAAGGATGTATTAGGATTATGAGTAAATATAAAATCAAAATGACACATACTGTTGAATTATTTGTTGAAGCAGAAAATGAAGAACAGGTGTGGGATTGGATGAATACACATACTCCTGAGGAAGTAAGTCATAGAAAACTTGGTACTTCTGAATATAATGATGAGATTGTATGTCCAGTACGTGATGATTCGTTTATAGATTTGACAATAGAATAGAGGTAATAAACTATGAAAAATAATATTCAAAATACTTTAAGAGATAAATGGTATGAGGATTGCTTATATCATAACATACCAGTTAGTCCATCTGATATTAAAGATTTTATAGAAGAACTATCATGTGAATGTGGAAATAAAACTTATACAGATGGATTCTTTCCATGTGATGAGTTTGGAATTCAAATAGAACCAACTAAAGAAAACAATTGGAATGGTTTATATGTTTGTTCTCGTTGTGGAAAAATTCATAATATAAACGTATTTTAAAGGAGGAATTAATTATGTTAAAAGTTAGTACAAGTGCTCAATGTCCAATATGTCAAGGTCATTGGTTGGATTATGAGAATAACAATTTTGTTTGTGAAGAATGTCAAAAGATTGTAGATAAAAATAATATTAATCAAAATTTAGCTGATTTATATGAATTAAATATTCCATATACTTCAAATAAATATGATAAGAGATTAGAAGAATTAAGACAATTTTGTGATAAATATAATGCTGATTTTCTTGGGTTTGACCCATTTGATGAAATGAAAAATAATCATAACAATTGGAATGGTATGCTTGATATAGGTTGGGAAGATGGTTTCCCTGAAAATTTACATGTAGTCGTAAAAGAACTTAAAAGAATATTAAGATAGGAGGAAATATTATGTTAAAATTATTCACAAAACAAGATGTTCAAGATATGATTGATAAAGGAATGACTTTTAGACAAATTCAAGATGAAATGGGTTTTGAAAATATTGGTCAAGGTTGGGGTTATAAATCGTATGAAGCTTGGATGTTGGGACAATATAAGAATATGTCTGATAAATATATTTGTTATATTCCTGAATATTGCTATTCAGATGATACTCAAAAAAAACAAATCGATGTAGACTCTTGTTATACAAGAAGAGATTTTGAATATTTATGTTATGGAACAAGGTGTAATCCTGAATATTTATTTGAATCAGTAGATTGGCAACATCCATTAAGTTTATTAAATGAATTAGATTAAAAGGAGTGATGTTTATGATTGTATTTTAAAGAATGATTGTGAGCATTTTATTTTGAGATTTTAATTAAAAGGATGTGATATTATGGGTGATTTGATAATAAAAAAGAATGACTCCATTCAGAAGTCATTCAAAGCTGATACATCTAAAAAGATTATTATCAGCGAAAATCGTAGTGAGTTTTCTGCTCCTGCTTGCAGATAATTCATAAATAATATTATGATGAGTGAGGCTCACAAACTCACTCATTATCAATATTATAACATAATTTTTTACAATTGTCAATACTAAAATGAAAAATATTTACCCAAAAGGAGAAATTATTATGATTAAAAGATATTTATTACGAACTACAAAAGATAATAAAGAATGGTATCAACTATTTGAAACAATGAATACTGCCGAAAATAAACAACTTGTTGCAATTAGAGATGGATATAAAACAAAAATTATACCATTGACTATTGATTTAGCAGGGCACGAAATTGTAGAACATTATCAGAATGAGATAGAAAAAGAAGATATTCTAAATGATTTTCTTTATATATTATCTGAGAGACATAATGTTTCAGAAGATGATTTCCATTTAATTGAACAAGATGTTAATACAATATTTATTATTTATCAAAAAGTAGCTGATAGTGAACTATCTCATTGGCAAAACATTGAAAGAATTCTTGATTATATAAAGGATTATAAAGATGTAAAATATAATTATTCACAAATACAATAATAAATTAAAAATAAAGGAGATTAAAACTATGAAAACCACAAGAATAGGATTAAATTTATCAACAAAAGAAATCAACACATTGAAAGCACTTGATGCAAAAAGAAATGGTGCTTATTTTAGAATTCAGTATTATACAGATTGTAATAGTAAAGTAAGTGCTGCTTTTAAAGGTTATAATGTTACAAAATTAACAACTATTTCAGTAAGAAAAGGAATTAATTATTCCAATTTAAAAACAGTAATTGCAAGAAGAAGTCAACCAAATTATATTCCATCAGATAAACAACCTTGGTATCATCACGTAGATAAAATGCTTTTAAAACATAATACAAAAGAACAATATTATGTCGCATTATATCCAAATCATGGTAAACCAACAACAATGTATTTGTTAAATGGTATGCCTATTTCTAAACAAGAACTTCAAGAAAAAGGTGTGATGCAACCAAGCTTCTGGAAACAACAAGCGGAAAAGCCTGAAATGATGACTCTTGGGTTAGATAAAATAGTGAATGTGTATTAAGGAGGAATAAATATGAATGATTTAAATAAATTATTAGAAAAATGCGGTTGTAGAAATATTACAGATTTGTGGAATTATATTGGTTATCTTGAAGATGTGAAAAATGATTATGAATTCTTAAAAGATACAATAAAACATTTCACAAATACAACTTTAAATGAATTACATTAAGGAGGAATAAAATTATGAATATTAAAAAGATAGCTTTTAATAAATATAAGCTTGATTGGATGTTAAAACATGGGTACACATTAGAAGATTTAATTGATAAAATACAAGAAATTCATAATGATGATCCATCAATGTCCTTACAAGAATGTTTAGATGATTTTGAAATCTTTACAGGTTTTAATGATATTGTATGGGTTTGTTATCCAGAATTTTTAGATAACGAATATCAAGATAAAGATTATATGAAAGAATTGTTGACAAACGAAGAATATGAAATATACAAAAAGGAGAGAATGATATGAATCCAAGAGATTTAAAATTTAATACAAACAAAAAGATATATACAATATCAGGAAGAACAGTGTATGAAGTTATAGATAGTACAATAAATAAATTAATTGATTATTATCAAGTAAATCATGAATATATGGAAGATCAAGATAAAATTGAGCATCTTGAAAATATTGTCGATTTGATTCAAATTAAAGAATATTTATAATAAAGGAGGAATTAATTATGGGTTGGACAGGAATACATGCCACACATTATAAAAATGGAACAGTTGATAGAAAAGCAGAATGTGATTACTATTGGGAAGGAGGTTTGAATGAAGGACACTTCAAAGTAGTGAAATCAAGAATGGTTGGTTCAACATATTATGCTGCTGTTAAAACATTAAAAAAATGTACTGGTAAAAATGAAGAAGGGGAATATCAATATACTGATATTCCTCCATCTGAACAAGAAACTTTTGCTGTTATATTCTTAACATCTACTAATATGAAAGATTATTATAATTTTAGTTATAAAGATATGGACGAAACAGTTGGACCTTACTCTTATGATTGTCCTAAAAGTATTTTAGATGTTTTGAGTCCAACAGATAGTGAATATGCAAAGGAATGGAGGAAAAAATGCTATGACAAGATTGAAAAACAAAAAAGTCCTAATGCTTTAAAAAATCTTCCTGAAGATACTATTATTCAAGTAGTATTGCCTTGGGATACAAAATATCGTAAAGAAGGAGATGTTGTAAAATTAATAAAAATAAAATGGGGGAATAGGACTCGTTGGTTTATATTAAATACTAATAGTTATTTTTCAAAACGAATGATGGAATGTTTTGAAGATAATTATGAGTTAATTGAGAGAGGAGATACAATATGAAAAATTTAGAAAAAAACACAATTATTACAGAAAAGGAGAATAATAAAATGACTTATAAAATTATATTAACTGCAATGGATTATAATCCAGAAATTAAATCTTATGAAGAAGAAATTGGAACAGATATAAATTTTACAACACGAGAAGAAGCAGAGATTTATATGTTACATTCAATGAATGATGAATTATCATCATTAAATGAACCAGATGCTAATAATACACCACACACTAGAGTATTTATTGCTGATTTAGATGGAGATCATGATGCTATTATAAGAATGTGGGATGGAGATGATTATTGGGATGTTTCATATTATGATATAGTAACAGAAAACACAAATTCTACAGAAAAGAAAAAAATAAAATATTCTGAAATGATAAAATTCTTAAATGATAATGGAATACTTTTATTACAACCAGTAATTGCAGATACAGTAGATGTATTACTTCCTCTTGGGTGTGATATAACTGAAGAAGAATATGAAGAAATCTGTGATTGTGTATTTGATGGATATCTCGATAAAGCAGATGATGCAACATTGGATGATATTTGGGATTTAGCAGAAGAAGAATTAATAAATCGAGGATATAAAGAATAATGAGAGGGTTTAATGAAACCCTCTTTTTATAATAAAAAAAGAAAAGGAGAAATGAAAAATGAAACCATTAAGCAAAGAAATTATTGAGGTAATTGAAAAGGAAGGATTTTCAGTACAAGTTGATAAACAACCAAATGGCTATTGTGCTGATTTGAATCAATCAACTCCATTAGGAGAAGATTGGTGGGTGTGTATTGTCTTTGATGAAACTGAAAAAGATTTTGTTAATGAAGTTAGAGATTATTATGTAGGATTTGACCCAGAAGATGAAGCTGAATTGTATATTCAAAATAGAGGAAAAAATGGAATTCCTAATTCTATTAGAGCTTTATTAGATGATCAGGATTGGAAAGATGAAAGATTGGAGTCTTTATCAGATGCTTTAGACAATTACATTTATAATAAAGATGAAGATGAAGATGAAGATGAAGATGAAGAGGAGGAGTAATAATTATGAAAACAAAGACACTAAAACAAAAAACTATTTGGAATAGCGAAATCAATCTCGAAGATTGGAAAGAATGGATAGAAGAAATGCATCCTGAAGCTATTAATGATGAAGATAAACAATATGAACTTATTGTTGAAGAAAATAGATGGATGCTTGATGATGAAGCTACAAATCTTGATAAATATTTGGATAATAAAATTATCATTATTGCAGATTTAGGATTATGGGATGGTAGAAAACAAGCTTGTAAACTTCTTGGTTCTAATCTTAATCATATTTTTGAAATTGGTTCTTTTGATGATGCTCATTGGTATTATGATAGATATGATGTTAAATGTACTGAACATCATCATGATGGAACAAATTATTATACTTTTAGAGAGTTAAAAGATGATAAATATTGGGATACTCAAATTGTTCCTAAAATATTAAATCGAACATTAACTAAAAAGGATATCACAAGATATACAAGAAGTTTAGTTCCATATTTAAAAGAAATTTATGGTTAATTTGAAAGGAGATGATAATATTATGAAAAATACAGAAAAAACAAATACGATAGTTTTATATAAATCAAATTCTTGGTATCAGCCTTTATTTGCTCATGTAGGAGATATAGGATATAAATTAAATAATATCTTATTTTATGACAATAATGATGTTGTCTATCAAACAGGACATGGTTGGTTTAATTCAGAATTTTCAAATACCTCTTTTGATGTTAGGCTATCAACATCTAAACCAATTAAGAGAAAAATTAAAATGGATTTTTCTAAAAATCAACCATTTGTCATTAAATATGATGATAGTTTTGGAGATGTGACTTATGATTTATATCTTCCATTATCTGATTTTAATATTGAATATAAATATAAAAAAGAAGGAGATTCAATTTTTAAAATATTTTATTTAATTGATGATAATGGGAATGAATTATATGGTAAAGAAAATGTGAAATATCTTGGTAATTTGCATTTTAATGCTCGTATTAAAATACAAGAAATAGGTAAGTTATTTTCAGATTATTCTTATACTCCTATGACTCAAAAAGAATTTGATGAAAATATCAATAATCTTAAACAAGCATATAAAGATCATATAGAAACATTAGAATATGTTAAGAATTATACTGTAGAAGATTATTTAAAAGAATTAGAAGAAAATAAAGAAAAGGAGGAATAATGTACAATATTGTTATGCTCAAACTGCGTGTAAGGAATAAAGAGTAATAAAATCACGTTAAAGAATCTCGGTCCTGAACTATTAACAAATCCATTTATGGATGGTAAAATCGAAAGGAGAAAATTAACAATGAACAATGAAAACAAAAAGGTTGCAAAGGAACAAATGAGAAATGAAAAATGGACAAGAGAACAAAAAGTTGATTACTATTGCAACATTAATGATGAAATCACTATAGCAACTGGTAATCGTAAATTGGGTTCTCAAGTGTGTGGATTATCAATGCCAAATGTTATAACTTGTAGACCTGATGCTCCATGTAGAGTTGGTTGCTATTGTAATAAAGGTCCTCAAGCATTTGCAAACATTTATGGAACTTATTGTAAGAATTTAAGATTGTATCATGAATTAGGAAATGAATTCTTCGATAAATGGTCTGCTTACTTTAAGTTTTCAGGATATTGCTATTGTAGGGTTTTCGATAGTGGGGATATACCAGATTATGATTTCTTTTTAGGTATTATTAAAGTTTGTAAAGAAAATCCAAAAGTAAAGTTTCTTATGTATACTAAAAAATACGATATTGTTAATTTATATTTACAGACTAATAATGAAATTCCCAAAAATTTAAAAATATACTTTTCAGCTTGGGATAAAAATTGGATTATTGATAATCCTTTTAATCTTCAAATTGCCTATGTGGATTTTGATGATAAATCAAGAAATCCAGAAATTCCTAAAGATGCATTCTGTTGTCAAGATGGAACTGGTTGCTGTAGTACTTGTTACAAATGTTGGCATACTACAAAAGATGTAGTGTTTAGACAACATTAAAATAAAAAATATAAAAACAAAAGGAGAAATGAAAAATGGAATTGAAAGTTTTAGAATTAGAAATGGATTATGGTGAATTTGAACAGATTTTGTCAATATCTATCCAAAATGGTAAATTGTTAAGACAAGAATCTAATGTAGAGGTTGTTAAAAAAGCAGCTTCTAAATACATATCTCAAAGAAATTATTCTTATAGAGATGAAGCAATTCAAGAAATTGTTAAACACTTTAAAAAGAAAGGTAATGCTGAAAAAATTAGTAGAGCTTTCGAAGAACGTTATGTTTATAGTTTTGAAGATTTATGTATTGTAATCGATACTTTGGAATCTTTAAACTTATTACATAAAGTTTGGTTTCAGCCTGTTCAAGATTTTGAAGGGTGTTGGAAAATTCAGTTTGATGAATTACTTTAACTTTGTACATAGGAGAGGTGAGAGATCACCTCTCTTTATGATATATTTTTAGAAAGGAGAAATTTATGAAAACACTAACAAACAAAAACAAAATTAAATTTGAATCAAAGGAGGAAATGGAACAGTATATTCAAGATAATGAACTTATGTGTTTTGGTTCAATAGGAAAATATTATGGTAAATATTCTTATATTAATCAAAATACTAATGTTACTCATTTGTATATTTATAATTTTTATGTTATAGATTTAATATCTTATCGTCTTATAAAACATAAAAAATTAAAAATATATTATCAAAGTAATGGTGGATATTATGTTTTATCTCAAGGACAAAAATGTTGGGTTAATTCCTTTTGGAATAGAAAAACAGGTATGTTTATTACAGGAGAAGAAGTTATTAAGAATTTTAAAGAAAGAGGTGTGTGATTATGCAAGAATTACAAACAATTAAAACAAATTATGGAACATTTTATATTGAAAAAATAGGATTTCAAGAAGAAAAAGAAAGAATTAAAATCTATGATTCTAAACAAAGATATATGGATTATTTTAATATGGAAGATGTAGAAGAGACTGCTAAAATGAACAGTATATCTCCAGAAGAATATATGTCTGATACTATTCATAAAATGAAATATCTAAATAGTGTCGAAGAACTTATGAAATATCTATGCATTTCTTGGGAATGTATGTCTGATGATTGGAAAAATATTGCTAATTATTTGTCACCTGAGAATCCTGAAAAAACAGAAAAAGATTTATTAGAAAATGAATGGGTTAATGTAATTGGTAATTATTATATATTAGTGTATCCAATATGAGAAAGGAAAATATATATGAAATTCATTAATAAAATTAGATATCCTGAATTATTAGTTCCTAAAAATAAGTTTACAGAATTAAATAAACATAATATTCAATGGTTTCCTAATATGGAGCCTGATAGAGCTAATAAAGGTTGGGTTTGGTTTACAAATTTAAAAGAATATATAAAAGCTAAAAGAATAATAAAGGAGAAATAATTATGTTAGATAAAAGAATTAAATTTGATGAAAGCTATATAGAAGAAGAATATGATACTATAACTCTCTATTTTACAGCACCTAAAGATTTATTTGATAATATAGATATTGAAGCAGAAAATGTTAAAATTAGTATTGAATGTCCAAGAGAATATGTTTCATCTGGATATGCTTCAGTTGAATATTCACCAACTAAGTATGATGAAAAAGAAGGTTATATATGTTATGATTGGAGAGATATTGATTTACCTTATAATGAAATTGATGCATTAATAGAATTAGCAGAAGAAAATGGAGGAATTTAATTATGAAAAAAGATTTTTTAGATATTGAAATAGGTGATGAGGTAATCGTATATGATGAGTATTCTCATGATTATGTAGAACATATTTTGAAAGTTGATAGTATTGAATATGAAAAAGATTGGATTACAGAAACAAATCCAAAAGGAATGCATTGCTTTGGAACAGATTTGCAAGAAGAAGAATGGGGTGATGATTACATCACTCATATTAATGAAGAAAATTTTTGTAGATTTGTAAAAGAAAGAGAACATCTATGGGTTTGCGATCATTGTCTTGCAGCTATTCAAAGTAGAGAAGGTACACAAGCAACACTAAAACATTATATAGATTCAGATGATTTAGAACATTCTAAATGTGAATGGTGTGAAGAATATGGATTTTCTGAATTATATGAATTAATTTAAAAAATAAAAAACAAAGGAGACAAAAAATTATGAAAACACAAAATAACTTTTATGAAGGTCAAATTAGAACATCAAAAAACACTTCAATTAACACTTCAAAACTTCCTGCTATCTATAATCAAATAGATTGGGAACAGTTTAGAGGTAAAACAGTATTCGATTATGGTTGTGGTAAGATTGAAACTGTGAGAAATATTATGAGATTTTTAGAACCTTATGATATTACACTAATACCATATGATAAATTTAATCTTCCTGGAGATTATAACAGAGATTCATTGAATAAAATGTATCAAGCTGATGTGTTTATCTGTACTAGTGTTCTTAATGTTATAGACTCTGATTATATTGTTCAAGATATTATCAGAGAAATAACATATTATGCAACAAAAAATAATAAAATATCACCTAAACCAATATTCTTTAAAGTGTATGAAGGTGATAAATCAGGTCAACAAAAAGAATCTCAAGATGATTGTTGGCAAAGAAATTGGAGAACTGAAGATTATATAACATTCTTTAACTGGTATTATACTTTCCCAATCAAGTATAAAGGTTTTATCACTATTCCTTCTGCTAAACAATATTTTAAAAAGGAGATAAGAAAATGAAAAAAATATTATATGATTTTATAGCTGATTGCTGTGCTGAATTAATGATGCTTTTTAATGTAAAATAAAAAATAAAAGCCCTGTGAGTAGGTGGTAAGACTCTCAGAAAAGGAGAAAAAATATGAAAAACGTTATTAACACAAATCTAAGAAATGATGGCACATTGGAAATTTATTGCGGTAATGCTCTGCTTGCAGAAGTTCAAGATGGTATTCAGGAAGAATGGTTTATCGAAGATGTCTTACATGGTATGGGGTACAAATGGAACGATAATGGTACTATTTCATCATTAACAGAGGAGGAGTAATAAAATGAAAAAAGTAGATTGGAAAAAAGTAAATGAAGTCCTTGCAATATCTCAAGGACAATGGGTAGATAATGGATATCCTATTGTCTTTAAACTTGTTACAATGATAGATGATGATGAAATGCATTTAATAATCTATCCAGAAACAGAACAAGAAATATTTCAGGAATTGCATGATGAAGCTGAAAAAGAATTTGGACATGGTTTAGACATCATGTCCTCTCACACTATTGCTACTATTAATCAAGCTATGAAGCTTTATACTGATGATTATGTTGCTTTTGAATGGAGTGAGGAATATCAAGAATACTTTGGTAATTGTGGATAAAACAAGAGAGGTGATACTAATGAATAAATATGCTTCTTTGCCTATATTTTTTGATTCTAAAATTTTAAATGTATACAGAGAAGAAACTCAAGAAAAATATGGTATATCGGATATAAAATTTAAAATGAAACAAAAAAAAGATTATCTTGAACTAACAGTAAGTAATGAAATTATTTGCTATAATGTATTAGATAATGGTATCTGTAAACTTTATAAAATAAGAAAAAAACAAAAGAAAGGATGTTGAAATATGTATTACAATAATAATGATGATAGTATGCTACATGCTCGTGATATGGAGTTATGGTATCCTGATGAAGAAGATGAAGAAGAACAAACATGTGAATATTGTGGAGAACAATTAGATAATGGGTATTATAAAATTGATAAAGCAAAACTTTGTAAAGAGTGTGCAAGATTGGAATTCAAAGAATATTTTGAAGAATTTGAAGATTTAGAAGAATTAAAAAAAACTTATGAATACGAGTCTGAAGAAGATTTGATTGATTTTGTTATTGACGAAGATTTATATAAGTTTTGGATAAAATTTTAAAAAATGAAAGGAGAATTATTATGTTAATAAGACATGAACATGGATTTAAAATTAAAAATAAAAATGATGCTAAAAAATTCTTAGAGTATTGTGTTCAAGGGGATGGTTATTCTATTCATAAGATAAATAAAACTCATTGTTTCTTTATTTATAGAGACCAAGAAACTAAAAAAGTTTGGATTACAGAAAAACTTGGAAATCTTCAAGATATTTTTAATCCAGAACTTCAGATTCCAGATGAACAAATGGTCGATTATATCTGGAAAATGAGAAAATATGTTAATGAAAAATGGTTTAATAATTAAGGAGGAAAATAAAAATGAAAACACAAACTATAATTAATGAATTAAAAAATAAATGGTATGAAGATTGTCTTAAATATGATATCCCTGTGAGTCCTTCAGATGTTCAAGATATTGTCGAAGAATTATTAGAATTGAAAAAATAAAAAGGAGAATTAAATATGAAAGAATTTATTAGAGAAGTAAAACCTAATGTAAAATTGTATAGAGATACCTCTACAGGTGTAGCTTGGATTAATGATGGGACAACAGGTCTTATTTATTCAATTCATTCAAATATATCAGCAACAGGTAGTGTTCGTGGAATGAAACAAATAGGAAGATGGGGTAAAAAAGATAAATGTGTTAGAACTAATGGCTATATTTATAATCTGGACACTTTTATATGCAATCAAAATGATGAATTAGAAAAACTTCTTGCAGATGAATGTATGTGTGTGAAGTGTATTGAAAGGAGAAATATTATGAAAGAAGTTATAAAATGGGAGGATATGAAAGTGAAATATCCTGAAGAAAGATATGAAATGTCTGATGAAACACATAGAAAGTTCATTGAAGATTGTTTTAAACTTTATGAAAAAGAAGGATTTAATGATACTTTTTGGTCTCCATTTAGTGAAAATGAAATCTATGGTGGGAAATCTTTTAAAATAATAAGACGAGGAACTGAAGATGATGGTATTTTTATAGAACAATTACCACAATGGCTAATAGAATTCGAAGATGGTAAACAATTATTTGCATATCCTGAAGAAATTATATTGTCTGATATGAAAGCTAATGGTTATAGAAATTAAAAAATAAAAAGAAAAGGAGATATGAATTATGAAAACAAGTAAAGTAGAAGCAATAAATAAAATAGCCATTAAAGGTGATAGAAATGAACCAATTATATCGGCTATCCAATGGCTTAGAATTCAACATCCTGATTTTCATAAAGAATTAAGTAAAGTTATTGACGTTGAATTATGGGATGGTTATCCATTGGAAATTTATGAGGAGGAGGAATAAAATGGTCGGTTTTGCTATTTTAATATCATTATTTTAAAGAAAGGAGTGAATAAAATGTTTTGGATGTTTATGTGTATTATTGCTCTTGTTTGTATTTTTCAAGAAATGAGAAAATAAAATTCAAGTTGTAACAAAAGAAAGGAGAAATATACTATGTGGATTTTAATTGCATTCTTTTTATTTCTGTTTATTGATTAATAAAAATCAATGAAAAATATTTAAGAAAGAGGTGTTTATGATGGGTTCTATATTCTTTGTTTTATTCTTAGTTCTACTTGTAAAATTAGGTAGTTTTTAATGTTTAATCTTGAAAGGAGGTGATGCTAATTTGAGTTAAATAACAGGTAAGGGGATTTAATTAACACAATCCCTATTTTTTATCCCCATGCCCTTATATTTTTTCTTAGAGTGGGGGATTTTTTTATTAAGGGCGACCCCCTTTTTTTATTATCAGGGCAGCCCAATCTTTTACTCTTAACCCCATTCTTATGGCGATTTTTTCCTGATTACCCTGTCCTCTCTAAAAAATAAAAAATATTCTATATAGAATTTTAAACAAAATGCCACCTAAAATCAAAAATAATACCTCGATAATATACTTTCATACCCCAACATATAAAAATCGATTTTAGCCTCATATTATTCAAAAGACTCTAAGAATAAAAAATTCTAACAATATAAAAAATGAAAATTTTTTATTTTCATTAATTGCACATAATAAAAAAGAGAGAGTATTAACTCTCTCCAGTAATCACATCACTAAAATCAACAACTTTATTTTCTGAATTTTCTGATAATATTTTATTAATTTCTGTAGTATTTTCACTTAATTTATCTACTATTTTTATAGCATTTTCAAGCAATTTATTTTCATCTAAATAGATTAAAGTTTTTGCAGGACTAACATTTTTTATATTTAATTCTTGCATTATGTATTGATAAATTTTTATATAATACTTTGGATTATGTTTGATTTGATGATCAAATACAAAACCTGAAACTATAGAACTTATAGAATCTTTTAAATTAATATAATCATCTTCATTTTGAGGAATATATTTTTGTTTATCTCTGGGGAGATTTTTTATACTACGAGGGGGGATTTTTGATCCCTGAGTTTCAAGATTTAATGTTTCTTTAAATAATCTATTTGTTGTAGGGTCCTGGAAATATTTTTCTTCAAAGTATAATATGTACTCATTGCCCATATTATTGTTACTAATATCTGCTTCTAATTGTTCTATAGTTTCAGAAGTAAAATATTGTTTTAATTGATTATATACATTACGAGTAATAGTTTTATTCGGAATATAAATTGCTAATAATGTATCAGAATACCTATATAATTCAATACCTTTTCTACCTTTAATATATGTATCATCAAAATTATCTGTAAATTCTCCATTATGACCAATAGGGGTTCTCACTCTATATTGTCCTATGTAATTGTTCATTCCTTGTTTTTCTTTTTGTTTCATATTATTTTCTCCATTGTAAATCTCTAATTTCTTTAGATAAATTAATTATATCTACTTTATGTAATTTAAAATATCCACCATCAGCCAATTTAGAAATTTGATATAATTTAGCATATTCAGTACAATTTCCAATTCTCCATCTAAGAACAGGACAACATTCACAAGCATTATATGTTTTATAATCATGATAATGATCAGAATAACAATTACAAGAATAATAACAAGCAAAACAATTAAAATTATATTTTTTAAGTGTTCTGAACAAAGATTTAAGATTACTAATAAATTCAAATCTATCACAACAGTGCAAAGAAGATGTTTGTTTTTTAATATCTTTCATCATTTTGTTTAATATTTTTTGTTTTACTTTATTTATTCGTACTGGACCAAAGATATAATCCTCATAGTATTGTACTATACGTGACCACATTATAATATGCAAGTTATGTAAACAATTAAAATCAAGTTCTCCAGAAATAAATTGTTTTTTATAATCATTTACGAATTTAGCAATTGTGAATTTATTTATATTTTTATTTATTCTTTTATTTATAATTAGATTAATTAATCTATTCATATTACACCTCTATTATAAGCTCGTAATACGAGATTATTCACTATTCAATTACCCAAGGTTCTTCATCATCCCATGAGAGAAATGATAAATTATATTTTATTTCTAGATTTTTACCCTCATATATATTCCATTTTGTTGAATATTTCTCTGGTTTACATTCATATGCCCAAATTTCACCATCAAGATCTCTTGCAATATATTTATAACCACATAATTTACAATAATCTATTACAGTTTGTTCTTCTGGTGTTGGTTTGATATTCTTTGTCGATAATCCTTTAATAATTTTAAAAGAACCTGATAAAAGTTTTGGCAATACAGTATAATCAGTATAATCTATACAATCTATACCATTATTATAATAAGCAACTAAATCACTTGATAAGTAAAATATTCCATCATATTCTTTCTGTTCGTATTCTCTTAAAGTTTTGATTCTAAATTTTTCAATTGGCTTAATTTCCAACATACTGAATATTTCTTCACTATGATTTTTGTAACTATTACTCATGATTATACTCCTCCCAAAAAGTTTTTAATCTACTTATATATAATATTTTATTTCCTGTTGTATTATTCTTAATAAAATTTAAAAACCATTCAATAGTTATTTTATCTATATCATAAATAAATAATGTTTTGTGGTTTGTATCTTTATGAATACTGATCTTATTTTCATGAGGATGAATTTTTATAAAAACATAATTGATTTCGATAATACTTTTTATAATTTTTTCAGTTTCATCAGATAATGTTTTTTCATACTTTTCTTTATTTTTAAACTCTTCAAATTGTTTTTCAACATTAAATTTAAATACAGGACAATCCTCATCATACATATCATCAATTATATCAATGAATTCATATAGATCAGTAACTCTCCAACCATTATTAATGTATTCTTCAATATCTGCATGTCTATTTATTCTAAAGAATTTCTTATTATTTTTATGTTGAAATACACTATTGATTTTTAATCCAAAGTTATTCAAAATCTTGTTTAACATATCTTCTGATTGTTTGTAAGAGATGTTTTCTTTTTGATCTTCTTCCCAATGTTTAAGAATTTCTTTAATATCATATATTCTTTCTGTATTATTAAATATATTATATACAGATGGAGATGATGTTAGATATCTACTATCATAAAAAATTTGATTCATTGAAGTATCACCACTCCAAAATTTTTTTTCTTTAATAGGCAGATCAGTATAACCATATATTTTACTTTGATTTACACTCCAAAACTCATCATCTACAGCCACATAATTATATCCTTTATTACATACTCTATTTAATTCATCATAAATATAATCTCTTAATTCTTTATCTTCTATGTAGTTCAAATGGGTTATCATAATATCTCTCCTTATTTTTTATTTAATTTTATTTACACTCATATGAATAACGAATATGTTTTTCAGCTTCTTCTTCAGTTAAATAATAACCATATTTTTCTAAATCTTCTATTTCATATAATGCTAAAAATTCAATTGGTTTATCTGTAACCATGGCATATTTACTATGATTATCTACAATATAATATATTAATTCCTGATCAGGTATTTTTATTGTCTTAGTCTTCATCTAACATTCCACACTCTTTCATATATTCTTCTGAACCATCACACCAGTCTGTAGGTAGTCCATCTTGCTCATCATCATATTGTTGTTCCTCTGATCTAAAATATACACAAAGTCCATTTTCACAATATTCACATTTCTTTTGTTTAATCATTGTTTACCCTTTCTTGTTCTAATAGTTCCTCTATATCCCAAATTTCAGGATAATCATAATGTTCAAAACTTAACTTGTCTTTTATATCTAACCATATATGATAATGATTACTTTCCTCATCATAATCATTATAAACCCAACGATTATCAGGTCTTTTTTCGGTCTTTGGCTCATTTTTAAAACCTTTTAATTTATGAACTTCTTCAAAATCAATATATTTATTATTTGCTATATATCTGTATTCATTCTTTAAATAATACTTTAAACATATTATATCATCTTCTGTCAACACTACAGTTTTCTTGCACTTTAATATCTTCATTTCTCCTGTTAATATTCCTTTTAAGATGATTTCATTATTGGTAGCACTGTTGGATGTAGCATCATATCTTTTAAAATTTTTGTCTAAATAATATGGTCCATATGTGATACAATTATCTTTTATATCAAATCTATCATATGGTTTAATTTCAACACCCTGAACTTCACTTAATAATTTAAATAATTTATCTACAGACGAATCAATAAGAGTTTCTATCTTCTTAATCCCTTCTGATATTATTATTATCTCCCCATCTTTAAATAATTCTAATATATCTTCCTCTACATTTGTATTATATTCTGAATTACTTATATATGAAGTATATTTTTCATTTAATATGTTAAATACATTTCTTTCTTTATTATAATTAGGAATATAATCATATAAAAATAAACCATCTTTATCTTTTCCAATGTATTTATAAATCTTATCATAAAGGTTAAACTTATCTATGTAGATTTCTATTGCATCTTCATGTATCTGTGGGATTCTTTTATTACTCATCTCTTATTTCTCCTTTGTTCTATTTTATATATACATTATATCATATTTTTCCCAAAATGTCAACATCTAAAATAAATTTATTCTTCATATAAAAATGAAAATTTTTATTTTTCATATTTAAAACTTACATCATATATTTCACTATATGTCTTGTACCATTCCCTAAACTCATATCCCACTCCATATAATTGAGCAGAAAACTCTTCATATATCTTCTCCTCTAATATGTATTCTTCTTTCTCTTTCTTTGTAAATATGTCTAACTCATCATATATTAGACTATCTCCATCATATATACTATAATGTAAGATTCGCAAGAATCTTGCTCATCAATCATCATCTATACAATCTGCATAATCTTGGTATGGTCCTCTGCTTCTCTCTGTTAATTTCTTTCCTGTGTTTATATGTTTTATCTCATATGATTTATTATTCATTATTTATTTTCCTTTCTATGTGTGGATAACTTAGTGAATAATGTGGATAAGTGACTATATGGTGTGGATAAGTGTGTGGATAACTTTTTTGGAGAATTTTGAGTTTTTGCTTATTTTTTATGGTGTTTGGGTGATTTTGGTGTGGAGAGAGGGGTGTGGAAAAATTCCAAGTCTAAAAATAAAACCCTTATAATTCCTTATCTTTTTCTCTCTCCAAAACATCTTCAAATCACTTTTAAATTCCTAATTCTAAAATACCAATCTCAAAACCTTTATATTTTCTTACATTTTCTCAAATTTTAAATAGTACTATCAAAAGCCTTAACCACTTCTTTATTCAACATTCTTCAAAATAAATATCATTTTCTTCAAAGAAATCTATAATTTTTTTCATATCTAATCTTCTCACCTTTATTTTACAATATCGTCTACTACCTTGTTTTGGTAATGTAATATTTAAATTTATTCCTGCCTCTTGCATACTTTCAAGAAAATCTCTAATTTTATAAGGAAAAAAAGAACCATTTTTTAAAACACTTATAGGTTCAATTAAAGTTTTTGTTTCATCTTCAGGATAACAATCTTCAAGAAAATAAAACTCATGATATACATTTATATCAAGGTATCTACACCCATTTTCATCAGGTTTAAAATCAAAGAAAGCTTCTTTTTCATTAATTGAACAAATAGGTTTCTTTTTATATGCATAGTAATATAGCT